TCACTCATAATCGGATGAATCATAATCCCAATAATCCGAATCGTCATCATCGCTATCAGACGAATACGAACTATCCGAACCATGCCTATCAGACGAGTCTGAAGAATCAAAACTATACGCAGCAGACACACCTACGAACAAAAGCGCCGAAACCACAATGCCGACAATCGCCACGGTCAACGCCTTCCATGAATGCGATGAAGTACGATCATCCACAAACTCCCTCATATGCGACTCAGCATCATCGCCATATTTCTCACGCAATCCATCAACGGACAAACGTTGAGGATCACCAGCTTCAAAACGCTCAATCTCATACAACCTATCCAACGGGATAAGCCCCGAACGCCTGATACCATTCCTCACCGAAAACTGAATCACCCAAGCCAACAACGCCAATCCAGCGATACCAGCGGTCATACAAGCCAATCCGATTAGAAAAACCATGATGTTCTCCTTGCTCTCCTGCAATATGTCTCAACAAGGATTATCCCGCTAATCGACCGACTGATGAATCATGGGCGTTTCTCAAAAAGTCATCCTTGAGAATCTGGCGGTAATCCGTAAGAACCTGCATGGTCACGCCCAGCTCCGCTGCCATATGCCATGCGTCACCGTCCCACAGTTCTTCGGCCATGGCGAACTCGACCGGGCTTATCAACGTCGATGCCGTCTCGCGTCGCGCCCGACGCTCGCACTTCACGCCGAACCGCGTGCCGCAGCCGAGATCACGGTACTTCGCGTGCACAAGCTCATGGCATAGTGTGCAGAGCCTCTGCCGGTCGTTCAACCAGTCGGCAAGCCAAATCGTCCGCAGCCGGTCGCAATACAATCCGCAGGTAGTGCCGGGAATATCGGATTCCAAAACCTTCAAACCCATGGCTTCGGCCTGCTGTTCCAAAACGTCGATGGTGATTCGTGACATTGTTCCCTTCGTATTATTAGGCGGCGGCATCATGAGTGAATGCCGCCGCCATGTTCGTGGTTGTCTCAGTCTTCAGGTGTTTCGGCTTCGAGTCTCGCGTTCGGGTCGTCGTTCGCGGCCATGTCGAATTCGTCACGGTAGATGATCGGACTGTTCGCCCAGTCGGCGTCCGCGTTTTCCTTGAGACGGCGTGCGAGTTCCTGAAGCAGCTCGTCATCCGAAGCGTCATGCAGTCTTGCGACGGTCTTTCCGTTAGCCATCTCGTCGGCTCTTATATATCCGAACTCAACCAGAGCCTCTACGGGGGATTTGTGGTAGGCGCGTGCAATAAGAATGACGTTCTCGGCGCTGAACCCAAGGGCATTGTTGTATTGCCTCCAAGCGGTTGTCTTGATGATTCCCGCTTTGAGGGCTACTTCGGCGATGGTGTCGCCTTGGACTGTTTCTTTGAACCATGTTTCTTTGCTCATGGTTTCATTATGCAACCAAAGCGGTTGCAAGTCAACACGCCGAGCGAGTTGCGAAATGAAAAAACCTGTTGCATGATGTAACCACAAGTTGCAAAAAGAAATTCGAGGTTGCGAAAGGAATCACTGATGGCTGAATACAAAATGCAGTTCCGAGACGGCTTCCTAGACCGAACAAAACTCATGAGCGGACTCAAAACAGACGAAGCGTTCGCCGGAGCAATAGGAGTCAGCGAAAGCGTCCTAGCCAGAGCCAAAAAAACCAACGAATGCACACCACTCATGCTCATAGGACTCTACAAAGCATTCGGCTTCCAACCCGGCGAAGTCGCCCAAATCAAACAAACCGCCTAACCACACCACACACGTCAAGGAACCCACAATGAAAATCGTCACGCCAAACGGCATCCTCGAAGGCAAAAACATTGAAACCATCCTCAAACAATACGGGCACGACTGCCTGCGCGGTGCAGACCTGTGGGGTGCAGACCTGCGCGGTGCAGACCTGAGCGGTGCAGACCTGCGCGGTGCAGACCTGCGCGGTGCAGACCTGAGCGGTGCCAACCTGCGCGGTGCAGACCTGAGCGGTGCAGACCTGTGGGGTGCCAACCTGCGCGGTGCAGACCTGTGGGGTGCCAACCTGCCGGAACTTACCATCGCCAAAACCAGCATCCTCCCCGACGAAGGCGACATCATCGGCTGGAAAAAAGCATACGTAGACGACATAATGCCACCGAGACCAGTCATCGTAAAGCTCCTCATTCCGGCCGACGCGCAACGCTCCAACGCCACCGGACGCAAATGCCGCGCCAGCAAAGCGCGAGTGCTCGACCTGCAAGACAAGCAAGGCAACGGCCTCCCACCGGATACCACGGCGTACAGCGGACACGACACAGACTTCACGTACAAAAAAGGCGAAACCGTGCACGTCGAAGACTTCGACACCAACCGGTGGAACGAATGCGCCCCCGGCATCCACTTCTTCATCACCCGCATCGAAGCCGTCGAATACTAAGGAGACCCCAAATGAATGAAACCAGACAACAGAAGCTTGAATACCTCACCGACAACGGCTACCTGCATAATCTGCGAGGAGAGTTAGGCATGTCCACTAAAACGCTAAGCATCCTTACAAAACTGCCAGAGGACATGTTTACCGCCATCATCCCAAAGGATGCGAAGAACGGAGCTACTGGAAACGCGATTCTTTCAGAAGATTTGGTGAAAGCCATGCGCAGAGGCTCCAAAGAACTCCAAGCCAAATACAACACCACCGACATGATCGACATTCTCTACGCTGAGGCAACCAAATGAGCAACGATATTGTCGAAATCCCGTTCAACGGGAGTGCGATGATCGCTCAAAGGTTCGATGACGGTGAAATCTACGCGGCATTGAAACCCATCTGCGAGAACATCGGCATCGCGTTCAACGGACAGCGGGAACGGCTCAACAGAACGCCTTGGGCAGTTGTGCGTATGATACGCACAACTGGTGCGGACGGCAAACAGTACGACATGCTGGCTGTCAGCCGTAAGACGTTGACCATGTGGCTCGCCACCATCGACACGAACCGTCTCAGCGACGAGCGAGCACGCCATAACGTGACCGTCTACCAGCAGGAAGCCGCAGAAGCCCTCGACAAGTACTTCAACGAGGGTGGAGCAATCCGCGTTTCCGATACTGATTCGGACGAGGACATCATGGCTCGTGCCGTGCTTGTCGCGCAGAAGACCATCGAGCGCAAGAACCAGCAGATTCAGGCCAAGGACGCGCAGATCAGGGAGCTGGAGCCGAAGGCTCAAGCGCTTGATGATTTCACGAACGTGGAAGACAGGCTGCTTGTCCGCGACGCGGCAAAGGTCCTGTCGAACGCAGGAACACCCATCAAGGAAAAACAGTTGCGCGAGTGGATGGCCGACCATAACTGGATTTTCAAATCCGGTGGCTCTTGGCGTGCGACCGCGGAGCATTGCGCTGCGGGCCATCTCGTGATGGTCATGTCCCAAAAGCATGGAGTCAAGGATGATGGCACGCAGTTCGCCTTCCCTCCCACCGTGCGCATAACCCGCAAGGGTTTGGCGCTCCTGCACAAGCGTCTTGGCGAAATCGCATTGGACAAGGCGCTTGACGCGGAGGCGGCGGCATGACGATGATGAATCCTCCGGCACCGCCGTTCGAGCAGTCGATTGACGATGCCGGACGTTACAAGCTTCTCGTCAACGAGAACAACGGCGGTTCCATCGTTGAAATCGATGGGGGTAAACGATTCACGTTGGCATTAATCAGTGAAAGCAGGTTGGAAAGCTTCTCCCAATGGCTTTCCGACACGTTGGGCCAATCACGATAGGAGACAGTAATGGAAGACGATTACAAGATCCGCATGGTCGAGGAGTTCCACGAACTCAAAGACAGAATCAACAAGATCAACGACATCATCGAAAAATACAATAACGGCGAACGGGAGCACATCTCCGTAAGGGAAGCCTCCATGATGATGGCTCAATCCTACATCATGCAGGATTACGCGCTGGTCCTCTTCGACCGTCTCAAAGCAGCGGGCATCAACCCCGAATCCGACGACGTGGAACCGGAGGAGAAGCCACTGCCACCTGAACCGCAATCGCATGGATTCTTCATCCCGCGCGACGGCAAACCATACCTGATTCTCCACGACATGGACGGCACATGGTCATACGTGACGAACACGCTTGGCGTCATGCGCAAAATCCACAGTTGGAGTGAATTGCCCTACGATATCAACAAGTTCAATGGATACTTTAACTGGGAGCAGCTGGTCGAAGACCTCCAAGATTCAGCCTTCCCGCTCATCCCACTGAATGGCTTAAGTATGTTGGCAATCGCCAAGGCGCTCGCCGACAACGACTGATTCTTCCCCATCCGCCTGCAACCCGGATGGGGACCCATAAGCTTCGCCAGCCACTCCGATAAACAATCAAACAATGGAAAATTGGACGTTTATCGAATATCCACGTTCACCGGCTGGCAAAGATGGAACATCCAATGATGCTCCATGCCGTGGCGAAACATATCCAAACGAACCGTCACAAGCGTTTGCATACACGCGCCGCCACGGCAATCGTCCAAGCCCACGCAGTGGGAACAGGAACCGTACCACAAGACCATCGCCAATCGAACCAGACACCATATCTTCTCCTGTTACTCAAAGGTATACGACGATGATCTCGAACGGCTCGCGGTCCGAATCCGCGCTTGGACGCCAGCGGCATGACGTCAACGCCACCCATCGGGACGAAGTCTTTCACCTGGTTTTCTCCGCCCCGCATCGGGAACGATGGTCGGCCAGACTGGTTTCCCTTATTTTCCCAGTCGCCCCGCACACCCTTTTGCGAGCCAACCGTCCAGCGTCATGCCGCAACCCGCTTACCCCAACCACCAATCCAAGGAAGGAGCACACACAAATTGACGGCACCCATCATCTTCGAAGACGGCATCCTCACCAAAGACGAGGCAATCGCCTTCACAAAAGTAGGAAAGAAAACATTCGAAGACCTGTACGGGTCCCTCGGATACCAATCCGGCCAAAACAAACTCTTCACAAAAAAGGAACTCCTACTCCGATTCTACGAAATCAAGGACCAAGCAAAGGAGATCAAACAATGACCACCAGACGACTAGTCACCCCGAAAGACATACGAGACAGACAATTCCGACTCTCATTCCCATTCATGGGATACGACGCCAACCAAGTCGATGACTTCCTGGACGACTGCGCGCTCACCATCCACGCCCTCTGGAACGAAAACCGGAAACTCGCCACGGAAAACAGACGACTCCAACACGAGAACCAAACCCTCAAAACCGACGTGAGCTTCTACAGGCTCGCAGTAGACACCATCGAACACCAAACCAAGGAACAACAATGACCAACACCCCCGAATACGACTTCAGCAGCCTCCGCCCCGACGAACTCAACTCCACCATCGCCGGACTCGCCGCACTGAACAAACGAAGCGCCGAAGCCCTCAAAGCCGCAAAGGAAGAATGGCGGCGCTCGCATGACGGCGGCGATAAGGAGCACGCCGTGTTCGCCGGACTGGATGCGGGTGAAATCAGTCTCAGCAAAGGCACCGAAGGCCATTACGAGGTCGTTGACGAGCGTGCGTATGGTGCCATGCTGCATGACAGCAAGTTCCTCATCCCCGGTGGCAACGATGCGGCGGAGGCCGTATGGATGCCACGACCCGAAGCGAAGTCGGAAGCCTATCTGAAGGCCATGATCGCGGACCATGGTGGCGAACTCCCGCCCGGCGTCGAGTTCAAGCCGGGACGCGCCCAGACCGTCACGCTTCACACCACGAAAGGATTCGTGGACAAGGTTTTCACCAGCGAGATAGCCCCGAAGATGTTCCAGATGCTCACTTCGACCAAGGAAGAGTAGCCATGTGCAAAAGCCTTACCATCACCAACGAGCAGGACACTTGGAGCCGCGCCCAGCTCGCGGCACTGTCCCAGCTTGGAGTGCAGAACGCGCAGCCAGCCGACTTGGCGGTGTTCCTGCACCAATGCCAGCGTACCGGACTTGACCCTTTCAGCCGTCAAATCTACCTGATCGAACGCCGTCAGAAGCAAGGCAACGAATATGTTTCCAAGCAGACAATCCAAGTCGGCATTGACGGTTTCCGTCTCATCGCCCGTCGTGCGGCGGACAGGAACCATGAACTGTTCAGCGAACCGGAAACCCTCTGGTGCGGAGAGGATGGCGTCTGGCATGACGTGTGGATCGCCCAGACCCCTCCGGTCGCGGCGAAGGTCACCGTCCGTCGAGGAGAAGGCGAGTTCACCGGCGTGGCCCTCTACAGGGAATATGTCGGAACCCGTTACGACAAGAATCTCCGCAGGCAGGTCCCCACCAGCATGTGGACTTCGAAACCGGTGACCATGATCGCGAAATGCGCCGAAGCCCTCGCACTACGCAAGGCGTTCCCACAGGATTTGAGCGGCCTGTACACGACCGACGAGATGCAGCAGACCAACAACGAGACCGAAGAGGAAATGGTCGAAGCCGAAGTGGTTGACGAGCAGCCACGTCAGAAGCCACGACAATACGCTCCGCAGGTCCGTCAAGGCCAGCCGGAGCAGACCGCTGCCCAGGCCCCATCCAACGGTCCGGCCAGTCCCGACCAGTTGAAGGAAGTCACCGGCATCCTCCGCGCCTGCCAGATCAAACCGGAGGAAGCTGACGCGTTCATCCAGAAAATCCTCCACGACCAGACGGTCACGGGCGCAAGCCTCACGGCAGTGCAGGCACAAACATTCATCAACGAATACCACAAGCACATGCAGCAGCAAGGAGCGGCACAATGAAATACGATCCGAAGAAACTCACATACGGCGACGCGCTCAGCATCTCGACCGCCAACATGACCGTCACCGTCGAAGACGGAGGCGTACAGCATGTCACCGGCAAGCTGAAGCACCTCGACATGGACGACGCGCTCGCCTGCGACAATCCTGCGCTCCGTGATCTCATGGCATTGTCGCTCATCATCTCGGACAACGAGTATTTCGTCGTCCGTGACGACGATAAGGGAATCCTATGCCCGGCCATCAGATTCGACCATGACCTGAACGTCACCTGGAACACGATCATCTCCATCGAAGAGAATCCCGACGACGGCGTGGAGTTGGACTTCACGGACTGGAAGGCGACGCTCGTCAAGGTCGAGACCCCCACCGCCGACGTGGACAAGCCAACCACCGACACCCAAGCCGAGGAGTGGGAGAAGCAGCTTCCCAAGGCCAACGGATTCTACAAGGCCGCGACCGGCAGCGTATGGCTGCATTCCGGTGATACTTGGACCCCTATCCTGAACCGTCACGGCAACGTTCCGCCGCAAGCCTTGCAGCAGACCACCGAGGCATTCGCCGTCAGCAGCGGCCATTCGAAACGATTCCCGTTCGAACGCCTCTGCGAGAAGAGACTGCCGACCCGTCCGGGCTTCTACCGCAACAAGGACAAGACGAACCTATACCACCTCAACAGTTGCGGCGTGTGGAAGCTCATCGCCTACATGGGACCGGGCTTCGACTCGCATTCGTTGAAGGACCCATGGAAGTCGCAGTTCATTCCAGCGTTGAGCGGCGAGGTCATGTCCGAGAGAGACGTCCGAAACGACATGCCCCTCCACTACTGCACCCTCGGCCTCAAACAACCGAAGGAAGCGGACTGCGGGGCGAACTTTTGAACATCACCAGACGAGCCGGATGCACGTGCGCATACTGCGTGCGTCACGATCCAGTCAAGACCGGACTCATCCCATACTGCCGTAAATGCGGCAAAAGCGCTTGCGCCGCAGCACGAAGCCACATGATCATGTGCAACGTCGAAGCGTCCAACAGCCACAAGACGGCCGACCGTCTCAAAAACATGAAAGCCAAAGACCAGCAGGGATGGGTCGGACTCAAACCCCATCCACGACACGACAAGGAGAACAAGCAATGAGCACTCCGACCATCACCCTCGTGGGGCGAATCGTCAAAATCAAAAAGGACGGCAACCTGTTCAACGCCGGAACCACGAAGAACGGCAAGAACTACATCCAGTTCCGCATCCTCTGCTCCAACAGGGTCAAGAACCAGGACGGCTCATGGGGTTACGGCGCATCCTGCTCACGCACCTGCGAAGCATGGAACGATCTCGCCACGCACATCCAGAACAGCATCAAGGAAGGCGACGAGTATATCGTCATCGGCAACGAGTCCGATGATCGTTTCGATGATTCGTCCGGCGTCACCCACTACACGCAGAAGGTCAACGTCCGCGAGATCGGTCCGAGTCTCCGATGGGGCACCGCCCAACTGGTGAACGCAAGCCAGCAGTACGGCCAACGCCAGACCGCATCCGCTCCCGCCATGCCGCAGCAGGCAGGCCCCGACCCGTGGAGTGGCGGCGGATTCGACGGGTTCGGACAGCCAGCAGGAGAACCGGCGTTCTGATGCCACGCAACCGACAGTCGGCCAAAAAAGCCGGAACGGCAATGGAAACGGCGGTGGAACACTACCTGCAATGGGCGTTGGACGACCAACGCATCATCCGCCGCCGTCTCCACGGCAGCAACGACCTAGGCGACATCGCGAACATCTTCTTCCACGGCCAGCCGGTATGCGTGGAAGTCAAGAACACCAAACTCCTCAACGCCACGAAACACTACAACGAGGCGGCCGAGGAGGCCGGAAACCTTGACAGCCCATACCCGTGGGTCGTGCAGAAGAAGCCACATGTCGGCCTGTCCACGCTCGAACGAATCGGCCAACAGCTCGCATACACGGATCTGGAAACCTACCACACCATGTGCGCGCTGTCCGGACGGTTCACTGAAAAATTCGACATCGACCTCATCGGACGAAGCAGACAATACGTCTGCATCACCTTGGAGAACCTAGCCCTCATCCTCAACGCCGGACTGCCACTCGGACCGGAAGGACAATCATGATCGCGACAGTCGCCACATGCGCCCTCATCGTCAGTGCCATCGGATTCGTCATCATGCTCTGCTCGCTAAACCTCATCGACCGTAACAGGCCGTCAGGCGACTGGCTGTGGATATTGGGCATGACCCTAGTGGAAGGCGGTTCGATAACCATCATCACCGACATCGGAATAGGACTCATGACATGACAGGAGAATCTGAAGTGAGGGACGGCCACACCCGACTCGACAACGGATTCTGGGCCGACGCGAGGATATGCAGACTCCGCGACGAAATGCCAAGAGCGGCGCTCATCTACGTCATGGCATTGAGCTGGTGCAGCTGCAACCTCACCGATGGAGACATCGACACCGACCAGCTGACGTACACGCTTGGCGCATCCGAACAGGAGATCGAAACCCTCATCGACATCGGCCTGTTCCAACAGACCATCACCGGCGTGCGCATCAACGAATACCAGTCGAACGGGAACCACACCAGAAAAGAACTGGCCGACCGGACGGCCCGCAACACGGCAAGCAAACGCCGAAGCCGCGCACGACAGGAATCCGACGACAAGTATTCCGCCGATTTCGAAACCTTCTGGAAAGCGTATCCACGACACGTTGACAAGCGTCCCGCCTGGAAAGCATGGAAGAACGCCATCCAAGACACGAGCACGGACACCATCATCAACAGCGCCCGAGCCTACGCCAGACAGGTTGAGATCGAAGGAACCGAACCCAAATACGTCAAATACGCGGCCACATGGCTCAACGCGGCGGGGTGGGAAAACGAATACGACATCCGACCAACCCTCACCCTTCGCACCAATCCGACCATGACGAGCCGCAACGAATCGAACCGCATGGCGAACCTCAACAGGGCATGGCAGTACATGAGCGACGAGGAACGCCAACGTGCGATGGGAGGAACAGGATGATAACCAAAGGAGAGGCCGCGATGCTGCTGACCACGATCAACGCGCATCACGGCAACGCCCAATGGGACGACCTGCAATTGGACGAGTTCTACCGCGAACTCGACAAGCGCAGCAACATCCAAGACATGCGGACAGCGGTCGTGAGATTCTATGCGACCCAATCTGACAAGTGGATGCGTGCCGCCGACATCAACATCCTCTGCAAGAAAATCCGCGCAAGCCGGATTCCCGACGAGAACACCATCCAACAGCTCGCCGCCAAGCATCACGTCACGGCGGACGACTATTGGGAGTTCAAACGTCGCGTCATCTTCGGCACCGCGCGGGAAGCCCAAGAGTTGGGTGAAGCCGTCAGCAAGGCCCTCGAACGGGCCGACCGTCCGCAAATCGCATCCAAGCCCATCGCACGCCAGCCAACCGTGGCCGACGATCTGGCAGACCTGTTCAAAACACCATGAGCAAATGGAAGGAAACCAACAAGTACGGCATCCGTGAAAGCAACGCCGCCTACTGGCGTTACACGCGGCGGATGGACAAGGAAGCCGAAATCCTCAAGGAACTCGGACCACAGCCTCCAACGCATGTGGACCTGACCGGACTGGAAACCTATATCCAACGATTACGTGAATCCAAGGAGCCAACAATGGACGACAATTATCTCATCTGGTTCGATGTCGAAACCAGCGGACTCGACCCAATGTCCGACAATCTACTGGAAGTCGAAGCCAGAATCACCGACATGAAGGGCCTTCAGGTGCCACTCACCGACGACCCCCTGATATTCCATAGGGTCATCCGTTTCGATGACAACATGCCAATCCGCGCGTTCAACAGCACGACCATCGACATGCATTCCAGAAACGGACTCATCGGCGAATGCATGAACGCGGAAGACACGCTCAAAAACGTGGACAAGCAGATGGCCGTCTGGCTCATCGACACGGGCCTCGACCCCGGTCTCATGCATCCAGCCGGAACCAACGTCCACTTCGATATCCGATGGCTCGACGTGAACATGCCCAACACGAGCGGCATCCTCCACAAGCTCAGCCACCGGCGACTCGACCTCACCAGTTTCCGCCTCTTGGAACTCGCCCACGGCGGCGACCCATACGATTGCGGCCACGAAACCACGCATCGCACAACCGACTGCCTCAACCGCGACATCTCCGAATACGAAACCATCAGCAGCCAGCAAGGACAGCGAAAATGACCCTAGAAACCCTCGAAATCCAACCGCTCACCCCAAACGCCACAGTCACCCGCGCCCACGACGCGGACGCCGGACTCGACCTCCACTGCATCGAAGACTTCCACATCGACGGACTCGACCGCATCACGGTCGGCACCGGCATCGCGATCAACCTGCCCGAAGGCTACATGGCACGAGTCTGCCCACGTTCCGGCCTCGCCAAGAATTACGGCATCGACATCCTCGGCGGCATCATCGACGCCGGATACCGTGGCGAAATCAAAGTCATCCTGCATAACACGTCAACCAGCCGCATCAACTTCCGTTGCGGCGACCGTATCGCGCAACTCGTCATCACGCCGGTGGAAACCCCCAGAATCCGCAAGGTCGCCGAATTCACCGACACGACGGAACGCGGAGGAAACGGATTCGGCTCGACCGGACGATGAACGACGGGAACCAGCCATGAAACGAAACGTCTACACCATCCACGGACAACGATTACGAAACACACAAGCGTCAATGCTTGTCCACATCGTCGAAACGCATCGAATGCCATCATCCGCGTTCCGCGCGAAACCGTTGGCCACGTTGGGCTCCCTCATCGACAGGCATCTCATCATCCCCCTCGCGGACGGCACCTACAAGCCAACCAAGCAAGGCATCGAGACCGCCGACGCGATCAAACGATTAGACAAGGAAGAGCCAATACGACAGCCAAACATCGTCGAACGCGGCATCAACCGAAACTTCAACAAATACTGGAACGACTACTACTCGCATCCACGCACATACGAATACCACCCGACACTGGAAACCATCTGCGAAAGGAGCCGATGATGCAGACACTCAGCCCGAAACAGCAGGAAATGCTCACTGACGTGAGCAACATGCAAGGCCAATATCAGGCCGTCGACAACCAGACCGGCAGGGCACTGCTCCGCAAGAAACTTATCCGTCAAGTGAACGACCAGTTCGAGACAACCAAGGAAGGCGAACGACTGCACATGGAAATCGTGAACCAGGCATTCGAGAACGCAAGGATGGTGCTAAATGACTGACAACATAAATCCAAGCCACTATAAGGACGGCCCATTCGAATGCATCGAACTATCCAGACTACTTACTTCCGACTGGGGCCAAGCCATCCAATACTGCTTCAGATGGCAACACAAGAACGGCGTGGAAGACCTCAAGAAGGCACTCTGGTTCATCAATGACGCGCTCAGCCACAACGTGCCGCCAATTGCCGCATGGAACAGAGAGGATGCCTGCGCCTCCGAAGCCAAAGCCGATAGGCTTCTCGAAATACTGGCGACTGAAAACTGGGCCGACCTCGGACGATTCTGGCTGGAACTCAAACACGGAACCGCATGGACGGTACGTTTGGCGCTCGCCGAAAAGATCAATGAAATCGAAAAGGAAGGCAAATAATCATGGAACATATCGTGCAGTTCGCCATCGGCATTGACGACAAGACCATTCAGAACCGTATCGAGGAACACGCCTACACGGACGTGCTTAACAAGCTCACCAAAGAAGCCGTGGACAGTGTTTTCGCACACACCAGCGCGTATTCGCGGGAAATTATGTGGAAAAGCCTGATGGAGAACGCTTTGCAAAGCTTCCTCGAAGAACGCAAGGACGAGATCATCGACAAGGCCGCGAACATGCTCGCCGACCGGTTCCAACGGACGAAGAAATATCGGGAAGCCATGGGAGACGCCATCGCAAAGGACGGTGAGTGATGAACGGCTTGAACAATGTTGATAAAACTCTGATTGTCACGGTCGCTGGATTCATCGCAATAGCCCTTTTGACTGGATTCGGCATCTACGCGTCTTGGTATGTGGGCACGCATCATGATTACGGCATGACGACGGTCAAGACCGGCGACGTGACATGGGCCTGCCTCACCGACCGCGATACGACCATTGGCTGCGACACCGTGGAGGAATACAAGTGAAGAAAATACTTGAAAACATGATCATCAAATGGCATCAGGCCGGATATTCGCTCAACGAGATCGCGCCACTCGTGCCGCAAGTGCCGAAAGCCGAAATCGAAGCCATAATCCGCCAGCACGACAAGGAGAAACGACTTTGACCGGCTACATCATCTGGCCGAAGGGTGACATGAGACTGCATACATGCCGAGTGTACAAGACGCTCCAAGAGGCATCGGACGCGGCACAGGAGAGCGCCGACTTCCACCACAGGCCCGTAGAGGTGCGTGCAGCCAACGAAACCCAGCAGCGAATCATTAAAACCTTCGAACCAAGGAAACATAGATGAGCGAAGAAATACGAGTGGGAACCACCTGCGTCACATTCCGTGTGACGGCGTTCGACAAGCAGACTGAGATTGCGACAGTCCAAGTGGACGTACCAATCTACGCGAACATCGGCGACGATATTGGAAACAATGAAAAAGGCTTTATCGAAGCCCACGTGCAGAAGGATTTCGACAAGAAGGTAGAGCACGCATTGCAAGTGTTCGCGGACACGTTGGAAGCGTCATTCAAGGAAGGAGAGCGAAATGTTGAGAAGCATTGATTTCAAAACCATGCCTTACCTGTTTACCGACAAGACTGGCACTTGTCTGACTGTGAAGTTCGACGGCAGGGAACTGGATGACATCTACAAGCAGGTGAAAGCCATGTACGATCATGAGCACCCGTCTGATGGCATGCCCATCGAACCAACGGAACCGGGCTGGTATATGACTCGGGATGGTGAAGACCTGTTGAGCTTCGACGGTGACGCATGGCATATCCACCATCTCGGCGGTGGTGCGGAACCGTTCGCTGACGGTGATCTGGAAACGATGGACTGGAGCGTGGTCAGACGAACGTTCGATGCTGACTCATTTCCTTTAATTCCAGTCAATCCAAGAAAACCGAATATGACATGGGAGTCCACGAATGTTCAACAGAAAGCATAGGAAAGTCCGATACGTCACATGCCCGTACTGCGGCAAAAGCCCAGTCATATCGGAAGGGCGCAGCATCACGGACAAGAACAAGCTCGTCATGCATTACAAGTGTCCAAACAATCATCTGACCACCGGCGATACGCCATATCCAAGCCATGCATTGGACCTTTGGCTTCTCGCAGTCGGCAAGGTGCTGAAAGTCGATGACGTGATATGCGACTACTTCGCCAAACAGCAAAAGAAGGAGACGGAACGATGACCGAGCATGAGGACTACTGCGTGAGCATCCGCAAATCCTACAGACCGCCGTACCGCAAGCCGGTCGGATGCACGGTCGTGTTATGGGCTTGGAGCAGTTACGACGAAACATGGTGGTATGCGGCCAGACGTGAATACCTGTTCGCGGACTACAACAGCAGCCACAAGAAAGCGTTACGGCGGGCGAGACGGGACGCTAGAAAACTCGCCGGAATCTTCGACTGCACCAACCATGACACCAACGAGAAAGGAATGTGGCAATGAGCGACGTGCATGAATCATTGACGGACTGGCGGACACTGCCCGTGAGCACGCTCGCCGGTCATAGGGCGATAGTCCAACTCGACGAGGGCACGATCATCGACGGGTATCTGGAATACGTGCCGTCGAAACTCCGCAAGGAACTACGAGGCGCGACGGAAGGAATCTGCGAAACGTTGACGGTCGAGGGCGTGTACCAGCCGGTAATCATCAGCGTGAACGCAGGTGAGAAGCATCTGGCCAATGGGGTGAAAGCCGTGAACATCCTCAAGGAGATGAGCGCATGAGAAACGCATTCCACACAGACCACGAACCGACCGACTTGCAAGGGGACATGAAATGAGCGTGCTATACCACGGCGGAGTTCCAGACATGAAACCCGGCGACATCATCGAACGTTGGGCGGCACGCGAATACGCCGACATGCGGCACATCATGAGCGAAGCCGAAAGGAGCATCAAATGAGCATAAGAACGAGAACAACCTACTTGGCGGTGTGCGACTATCCGGGCTGTTGCCTGGGGCACGAATTCTGGGAATTAACCGAGGAACACGCAATCGAAACCGTTATCGACGATGACGAATGGCTGTGCCTGTTCACCGGTGATAATGAGCCGAGATTCTTCTGCCCCTTGCACTTGCGATACAAGCCAGACTCCTCGCCGGATGACTCGCCGACAGTCCTTTTCGATTCAGACAGTCCAACAACACAACCAGCCTTGCACGCTCTAAACAAGTACTACGAGGATATGAGCACACCGCAACCACTGCCAAAACTGGAATGCGAGGACACGATAATCGCCATTCTGCAAGACGAAAACTGGGAGGAACACCATGGTGACGAACGTGAGTGAAAAGGACAAGACCCTGCAAGAAGTCATCGAATGGTGTGAGACGGAATGGAATAAAACCAATCACGACTCAGACAATCCTGACAAGGAACTGCTAGAAAAATACACCGTCTACGACGGTTTGACCAGCGCCTATGAGTTCGTCATCGGTCACTGTTGTTCCATGCTCGGATATTCCGGCTCCATGCCGTCCGAGGTGCCGAATCAAAGCGAGGACGAAAAAATGATCGGTGTGTTAGAACTCCTACCGCATGACATGGGTCTACGTGTGGAACTCGATACGAACGAAACATACTACCTGAAAAGCGGATGGACAGAACGCTGTGACGGGATTTATGGGATTGCTTGCGGATACGAGGATTGCTCCGAAGGCATTACGTGGTTTAGAGACCCGGGTCGCATCGCAATCATGAACAGCCGCGTGAAGCTAGCAGTCCCATTCGATGAACACGAAACCAAAGCCATCAAGCGAAACGAGGATACGAACATGAAGGAGACAAACCGATGAACGACGATAAGCAACATGCGGTGTGGCGTGAAAGCATTGAAAAATACGGCAAGGAGACACAAAGCATCGTCTGCATGGAGGAATGCTCCGAACTCATCCAAGCCATCAGCAAGCGCCTACGCGGCAAGCCCGACGCCACCGACAATCTCGCAGAGGAAATGGCCGATGTGACCATCTGCCTGTACCTGCTCAAAGAAATGTACGGCATCACCGACGAGCAGTTGGATGAATGGATTGCACGCAAGACGGCAAGGCAATCCAAGCGAATGCAGGCCGATGACCCATTCCTGGAAAGCGAGGCCACGGAAATGAACGCGGCGGAAACCGATAAAAGAACGCTGCCTATGGCTGATACGCACTATGCGGTCAGTATCAGGCACATCTACGACGCGCATACCGACATGCTCAAGGGATACAAGCTGATCCTCTGGGAAGTGCAGGAAATAGCCGCGATAGCTGTAGCGGAACGCGACTATCCGACCGGAATGTTCGACCCGATACCGCAACAAACGTTGGATGATGCGGACGCACTCGCACGCATATTCAAATGCAGGAACTACGGGACCGACGAAACGGAGATGTGGAATGAGCAGGGCTGATACCACTGCCATGCTGTCTGAGCTGGTGGAGAAGCGTTTGAAGAATCGCGTGAGTTTTTGGGCGAGCGAGGTCAACTTCGACCTTGGAACACCACGGAACAGGCGCATCGACTACATCGGATTCAAGCCTTTCACGCCCGGCTACGTGCTCGAACCAAGCAGTGTGGAACTCGGCATTTTCTCCTGCTACGAAATCAAGTCATGCATGGCTGATTTCAAATCGGGTCACGGGCTGACGTTCTACGGTGACGAAAACTATCTAGTCACCACGCCTGAGCTTGCGGATGAACTGCGTGTGAGCCACCAGATTCCGCGAGACATCGACCAAGTGCTGGTGCCCACGACCAAAGGGGACAAGCTCAGATGCCTGTACGACGTGTCCTATGGAGACAAGCGGAACAGCTACAGGCGGCGTCCGGCAAGCGAAATGCTGTACGCCATGATCGAAGCAAACGGAAAGAGGACAAATTGAGCATCATGCTTGACGAGGCCAACGCTTACGAGCGTGGCATGGATGATGATTTGACTTTTCAGACGGTTCGGGAGCTTGCCGGTACAGCGTACATGGCCGGACGTTCCGCTCCACCAACTGCCGTTGAGATTGAGGCCGTGGCGAGAAAACTGTTGTGGTGGGCCATGGCACCAGTCTGGGAAGACGTCATGCCCAGTGAGGACTGCTTATGGACTCTGGCCGAGCCGGAGATGCGAGCCAATTACATCAGGGACGCTCGGGAAATGCTCGAAATCGCACGGAAGGCGGTAAACGAATGAGCAAAGACATGGAGAAGATCATGTACATAATCAAGAAAGCGTCCTACGCGCTCAACGCGATAGCGATGCTCGCAATCATCATCATAAAAATCATCGCCAACGCGAACCCTATATCCATAGCGATACTCTCGTTCCTCTACGGAGCATACGTGACGATCGTGTTCGTCATACTGTACGACGACCACTTGGAGAAGGAATACGAGTGAGCCTACGGAAACAGGTCCTCCACTACGCGGATCTCGACTACGATGCGGACGAGATAAGCCGCCTGCTGCACGTGGACAGAAGGCTCGTACTCCAAATCGAAGCCCACCGCAACGACCCCGAACCAGCCACATCAACGGAAGGCGAACAGCCAACGCTAATCTGACACACATACTATACTGGACAAGTCGCCCAACGGTTGCAAACAAAGGGTTGAGGCAACAAGACCAAACACACCCAAAACGCAACCAAGGAGCCAACACTTGACGCAAACCACATGCGCGACATGCTGGAAAACAACCGACGACAAGCATACCCTCTGCACATCCTGCGAAACCAAACTCCAATTCGATCTGCAATGGTTCGAAAACCACCTGCAAGACCTCGAATGGCGCACAAACCGCATGGACAAGACAGGCAACGGCGGAGGCGGCGGACATAACGGACTCGCCACCTCCCCGGCACCATTACGCGAAACCGCGTTCGAACTCATCGAAGGCAACGGCATGGACGACATTCCAAGCCTCCGTGACATTATCAACGAATACGCGCGATGCCTGAACGTGACCGCCCCATACGACCGGAAACTCGAAACACTCATCCGCAACATCCGGCTCACCGACAAGTGGAAGACCAGCAAGGCAACACCAACCTACGCGCGAATCATCCACCGTATCCGGCGCAAGGCCCAGGAACTCCTCGACTTCACCCTCGAAGACCAGATCATCATCGGCGAATGCCCGACCGACGACTGCCACCGTATCGTGAAAGTCATTCCAAACGCCACGTTCGCACCGAAATGCCCAGACTGCGGACAAGTGTATCCAGTCTCCGCCATCCGTGAGAACAGGCGACGCAAACTCCTCGCCACGCACATCACCGGCACGCAGACCGAAATCCGCAGACTGCTCCTGCAATGCGGCATCATCGTCAAACCCGGCACCATGCGCAGTTGGGTCAGCAGGGGAGACCTGAAACCCGTCACGCCGGTCAAAGACACGCGCAAGCAACGCTACCGGCTGTCCGACGTGTACAAGCTCGCCGTCAGAAACCCCGAAAAGGAAACGAACATTTGGATGCTCCTACAGGAGGAACAAGCATGAACATCGACCTCTCCAACCCGCCATACGCGGTCAAACTCAACGATCTCGGATTCGCATACTCGTACACCGACCGTGAGAAAGGCATCATCGTCTACACTCACGCCGACCCCAGATTGGTCGGCTCCAAATGGGTTGACCTTTGGGACGACGTGGAATGCATCATCGACTTCGAAGATGCGAACTGCATGGAACCATTGTCATTCACATTCAAGAACCTTAGAAACGGCGTCAGCAAAACCATTCCGGCAAGCAATCTCGCCCTAGTGGAAGAAGTTATCCGATGGCCGCCACTATCAGCATCACCGACAAGGGCAAGACCATCACCTACCACGCGCATCACATGCGAGACCAAATCGAACCAGTCAAACAGTACGGCATGTTCGGAGAACGATTGGACGCCCGAAAGAAACTACACGTTCTCACCTTCTACACGGAGGATTGAATTGATCAACATCAAATGCTCGCCAACCCTACTGCTATTGTCCGGCGTGCTGGCACTCCTGAAGATCATGGGAGTATTCCCATACTCATGGATATGGGTGATCGCACCCATTTGGATACCACTACTCGCGCTGGCCGGTATCACAGTCATCCTGATAATCGCTTGGATTATCGGCGTCATAGGCGTGCTTATTCTCGAAAAGTTCGGAGACTAATTGCAGATCAGCGGCAACACCAGCAACGGGGATGTGGCGTGCGTCATTGACACGACACAGGACAACATCACCAAGGAGGCACAATGAAAGTACTCGACTTCACCGAGGAAACAGACGAACTGGAAAACAAGCTGATAAAACTCGGATTCTATTATCAAAGTACCGACAAGGAAGAGAATGATGGTCTGCGAAACTCCTCACGACTGCTAAGCACATGGGTGAATGTCATGAATGACGTGACCCTGCGGATCATCCATACGTATGACAGATACGGTGATGAAACCAACGAATACGTCAGGATAACGGATAATTGCACGAACACAAGCGTCAACATGTCGGTCGAAGAGTTCATGGAATTGGAACAGATCACGAACAGCCACGGCAGCACATTCCCACGCCTCGGAAACATCCAACGAAACGATTTCCAAATCCAACGAAACGATTTAAACGAGAACTTAAGGAAATACGTGGAATGAGCGAGACAATCACGGCAGACCATCTGAACGCCACGCACTTGGGCAAGCGAATCACCATCAAAGGCAAGCATGGCACCGTCATGTCAGGCAAGCTGAAAAAAATCAGCGCCGACTACGTCATCATGCCCGATTTCGTGTCTTACGGCCCCTGCGAAGAATACATGCCCAAACCATTGAGGCCCAGGAAAGACGTTCACATCATCCTGCACTTGTCGAACCAAGTCAACGACGATATTAAAGCAACCGTGCATGAGAACACGGAACTACAGGTAGAAGAGGAACAGTGACAACACCAACCACCAAAGAACTGCTCATGCGTGTGATCGCCATGAAGTCACCGGAACTGTTCGACGGGTCAGACAACGAGCCGATCGAAGTGACCTCATACAACTATTATGAAGAAGGACCGCACCTCTGCGAGACATGCGACTATTCGTATTTCCTGCTACGAATAGGATACCGAACACGCGGCAGGAAAACGAAATGTCTAAATTATGAATACTTCGACCTATCCGACCTGCTCAGAACATTGGACAAGTGGGATGCGCAACATGACGATACGAGGAGGTCGGACGCATGAAATGGTTCACCAGCGACCTGCACTTCGCACACCCATTCGTGGCCGCGCTACGCGGTTACGCGCTACCCGGATACGCTCGCGACGAATCGATCAAGCAACAGGCCGAACACGACGGCAGGCAGCTTAAGGATTGCGTTGACTGGCGGAAGCACGATGCCGACATCGTACAAGCGATAAACACATACGTCGGCAAGGAAGACGAACTCTACATCCTAGGAGACATCAGTTCCGGCAGCACGTGGAGCGTCGATCAGGCGATAATGCGCATCCAGAATCTACAGGTTCCACGCAAACGCAGACACTTGATCCTCGGCAACCACGAAATGCACAGTTCCAGCCGCACGCTGACGAAACTAGCTGAAGCGTTCGGGGAAGTCGGAAGAGTCGGCATCACCGAAATCAGAGACGGGTGGGGCAACAACCCACACACGGTATTTTTAAGCCACTTCCAATGGCGTGAGGACTTCACGCAAAGCAAACCCCTAGGCGCAGTCTCAACCAATTGGAACGCGCCGGAGTTAGCCGCATACGCGCTACCACGCATGGAAAACACTCTGCTCCTGCACGGACATACGCACGCGTATGACCCGCTTGAGTTCGGCAGGCATCACAATGAGATCAACGTCGGATTGGACGCATGGTGTTTCGAGCCAGTCAACGAAGCCTCCTTGGTGGCAATTGGCTACCCACTGCGGTGAGTGTAACTGAGTAATGAAGTTTGGGCGGGTTAGACCACTTCTATTCAACAGCATCGATCTGACAGCGGAGTTCCTCTATCTCATTGGAAAGGATGGTGAGAAATTCCCGGTATTCGTCGAGTTCGACCGCCGTGTCGATAGCTTCGGCCTCCAGTTCGAACCGGCAGTCGCCGTCGTCGGTGAATGTTAGATCAGGAAAGTCGAACCATTGCCAGCTGTAACAGTCCGGGTCGCCATGCCACCCGTTTTCGGTTTTGGTCAGCGTGTAGTGTTCCGTGCCTTTGTAGTTGCCGTTCATGGTGTACTCCTTTTAGTCCATGTTTAAAAAGAAAAACGTTGAAAACAAAGGGCGCAGCACAATCGCCACGCCCCGAAACCAAACAAACGGACTGAATGAATCAGACACCCGCACGCCTACGTGCAGCGGCCTCAGCCTTGAAGAACGCCGCGAAAGCGTCGCCTATGGACGCATAAAACACGCCATCAACACGCCAGCCGTCATAACCTTTGGAATCATACCCACGCAAGTCAGCAAGCTCAGCGCGCATAAGCGGCAACGCCTCACTCCGCGACAACGCGCTACGATGCCAATTATTGTCGAAATGATCCGCAGCAACCCAAGCGTCGCGTTCCCTGCGCGAGTCAAAAGACAACAGACTACAATACGGCTCACCCTCAAAATTGGTAACGCCGACACCAAACCGCCAATACCCGGCATAAAAGTGGATACTCATTTTTGATACTCTCTTTCCAGCCCCCTTGCTAGAATAAGAGGGCTTATAAATTCGTTTGTTTTAAGCAAAACCCCAAGAGTGTTGCCACACTCTTGGGGTATTTTCATCAGACGGGTAACCCCGCCAAACATGTTCGAATAAACAAAATCCCGGCCACTCGAAAGCAGCCGGGATTCATCAGCATGAGGCAATTACGCGCCGAACGGCACGGCCTGTGCATAAGCTGTCTCAGGGGCAACGTCAATAGTTCCGTTATCCCATTCGACAGTACTCACACCGGCCCTGGCCGTCTTGAAAACATTCGGGTCACGCAACCGCTTGAACACGCCATCGTCCATATAGGGCGACATGTCAAGCACGCCGCAATGACCATCGGAAAAACGCAAAGCCACATGCGAGCCATCCAACGCCACAGCGTCAGTAACCCACACTTCATTGGGAACACTCACAATAAACCTCGTTTCATAGGGCAAGCGGGGCAATCGGATAAATAGGCTCATTGTTCATGGCAAGAGTCCAATTAGCCTCAAGCTCCTCACGATGCAATTCAATCCAAGCAACAAGAATTCTGTGTTGCTTGCGGGGCAACGGCTCCCCGGCCGTCACATTCCCGTCGAAGTCATAGGAAGCCCTATGACCCTGATACGTCGCGTGAATATGCGGCGGATTATGCTCGTTACGGTAGTTCATCTGCACGATGATCCCGAAGAACATGCTCAATGTTGGCAACTATGCCACCTCCTCACTCTTACGCCGATCATATCGGCTGAACATTAACATTTCGTGGACTACCGCACCCGTAAAGAGTGCCGATAGCCCCAGCGGATTACAAATCAATCCGCCGAAGATTCAGAGTCAGAATCGTCTTCCAAAAGCTTGCGAGGATTCTTGACATGCAACGCGTCACAAATACGCACGGCGACATTGAGACTCATCCCACCGACGTTACGTTGTCCAGTCTCGAACGCGCCAACACGTGACTGGCTCAACCCTGCTTTGTCAGCCAGCTGTTGTTGTGTCATGCCGCGCTTCAGTCTGAGTTCCCTCATTCCCATGTCAGTATCCTTCCGTAAGAAAATCCACAGGGTCGCATTGCAGCGCCTCAGACAATCGTAACGCCGTCCGCAAATACATTTGCGAAACAGGACGACCATTCGTCTCAAAACGGGAGATGGATGGACGTGCGATGCCACTCAATCCGGCCAGCTCCACCTGCGTTAATCTGCGTGCCTTGCGAATGTTCTTCAATCCGACGACGCCAGCGGACACGCCGCCACGCCACACATGCTCATCTGGATACAGGTCCAACACGTTGCAATGCAACGCCTGCGCCAGCTTCGCAGCCGTACTCAAATACATGTTCCGCGCCTCGCCCGCATGGTTCTCATACGCCCACAGGCGCGTGAAATCCACGCCGGTCAACGAATCCAACTGCTGCAACGTCAGTTCGGAACGCTCACGCAGCTCACGCAACCCCATGACGGCTCCTTCCAGACTTAAGGACACCATAGCATCGGCGGCGAAACAACGCCGCCGACACTCAGTCAATCCAATCCGTATTCCAGTCCAACATGTCCATTGGAATCATGCAGCCACCGGAACACTGGACGTACAGCCAGGTAGAATAGCCCATGCGAGCCGCCCTCACGCCGCGAACCCACTCATGCAGCCACTCCAACAAGAGCGACAGAGTGGAACGACGACGCCAAAACGACTTGCCAGACGCATAATCGAACCCCTCGTACTCGGCAATAGGGGAGAAAACGTCACGCTTACGCAAGTCAAAACCCTTCACCATCATTTCAAAGCCTCCTTCTTCACGGATTCAATCGCATCGCCGTAAATGAACTGCATGATTTCCCAACCCTCCTCAATGGAACGGTCGGCCAGCAGCATGCCGCCGCAGTCCTTGAACCCGTCCTCGCTGACAAACCCAAGAACCTTGCGGACATTCTCCTTTGACGGGTCAAGGCCAGCGTCCTTCATCAGTCCCTCAAGGTCGTCAACGACCCATTTGATCTCCGCGATGATTCCAGTGCTCATAATCCTGTCAACGGAATCGTCCCTACCCATACCCTTGCTCATTTCTTTTCCTCCTTGGTCCAAGGGATAATCTGATGCAGCAGATACGCCGCAGTCGTCAACTGGTCGTAAGCGGCCAGCACGTAAGCCGAATCAGGAGCGTCACCGCTCCCAAGATTCGACAGCAATCGGACGGCCTCGACGGCCTTGTCCGCCGCATTCGCGCACACATCCGAATCATGAGCGTCCATCACAGACACCCATCCTCGTCAGCATTCGTCCACCAGACGTAATCAAGCTCGAAATCGATGCTCGACTCGTACTGCTCGCCGATCTCATCAGGTGTCATGCTGCCAAGCACGTAACCGGTGAACTCCTCATAATCGGCGGAATGGGCATTGTTGTGCAGCATGAACACCTGCTCGCACCAGCCCGGCAGCGCAGACCAGAATTTCTTCCAATCCTTTTCAGAAACGTATTCGCCCATTGCGTCGATACGGTAGACACCCTCGTAAGGCTTGAAACGTTCCCTGATGAGCTTACGCAGCCCATCACCCGCCATCGTCTCAATGGCATCCACGACATCCTCGCCAATCGGTTCATCCAACGGCATGGCCTTCAACTCGTCAATGGTAATCATCATTCTTTCCTTTCAATCGATACGAAACTCTTCGCCATACTTGACGCAGTGGGCATCCAAATAGGCGTCGAAAAACTCCTGCTCGGAACACGGCGCGAGATTCGCGTGCAACAGCTCCCGCAACTCGTCATCCATGAGATTCACAGCGGCCTCATAAGACACGGGACGCCCATCCCGATCAATAACAACACTCATCGTTCTTTCCTTTCGCTCAGCAGCAGAACTCGTCAGTGAGTTCCACCAGTCTTTTCAACGACGTCCGCATGAGACGCGAACGACAGCCGACACCGGCCAGTTCCAGCCGGTTCACCATCGCCACGCGCACGGCCTCTCCGTTACCGACAGTGCAACGCGTCAGAAACCGGCCATCGGCACGCAGAACCGCATCCCGATACGCCTCCGCATCGGCCTGAGACCTGTGACGGCGCACGCGGATTGCGCCACCCACATATTCGACGGTCCACAACGCGGCCATGTCAGTCAGCCTCCCCAAAACGGTCGAACATCTTGTCATACGCCTTGCGCACAGCCGACAGGCCATTGCGGTACGCGGACATGCGATTCTCAGGAGTCGAAGACACAGCCAGGTCATGCTGCCAGCTAGCCGGAAACGCGATATGCTCCAACGTCCCGTCCACATCCGTCTGACGAACCTCGACATGCTGCGGGAACATGGCGTCGAACACCAGCACGCACAGCTCGAACGCCAGCCGCGTGTCCGCGTCGGCGACATAAAGGAAATCATTCTCGGCCAGCCGCCGCGCCTCATCGACGTCGAACGGCAGCGTGGCATACAATGCGACGAACCGTCCGACCGTCTCGTCATCCAGACCGCCGTCAGCGAAACAGTTTTGCACGACATCGATGAGATTGTCCCGCAAATCGGGCACCAGACCACACGCGCCGCCACGGATATACGGCACCTCGTCACGGCTGAAATGCCTCTCGAACCACTGCCAGCACACGTAACCCACATAGCCGGTCAGCTCACGCGGCAGCAAGTTGACGTCGATCATCGCGCCACCTCCTCGCCGTTAAGGAAATCAACGAACTTCCGCCGCGCCACACCATCGGCGTCACAGCCCAGCAAATCATTGCCGATGACGTCATAGCCGCAGCCGGTAACGAAATAGAAATACCAATCATCGCCGCCACGGCTCAGCCAGCACGAACGCACATGCTTGACAAGACCGTCGTAACGGTCGCACTTGAACCATTCCACTAGACCCTCAGCCAGAAGCGAGTCGAAACGGAACCGTCCGACGCAGATTAAGCTGTTCTCCTCCTCTTCCACGCGCCCCACGGCCTCGTCATCCAGCCTGTCGTCAAGCGAATAGCCAGCCTCAAGCGTCGCCAGATTACGCAGCAGCTCATACGAGTCGATACCGTCGAACGTCTCATGCTCAACGATTTCATCCGCGTTGAACCAAGTGATTTCCTTATAAATGCAATCGTCGAATTTCATGGTACAATCTCCTTTGCAATTAGAGGTGAATATTGATTGCATGGCCGGTCGCAGTCCCACCTGAGACCGGCACTTTCATTTCCCAGTGCCGCCCCACGACAGCACCTTGCCGCCGTCAACCAGCACGTAAGACTCGCCCATGCGATTGCCAACGGACACGGCACGCCACTCGCATATGCGCTCATAGCCGCCAGCCGTACTGCCGTCTTCCATGCCGCACTGGGGGATATCCGACAGCGACGTGTAGCCAGCCAAGTCGGCCTGACCATAGTCAGCCGTCGCATACGTCTCACGCCACCAATTCCATTGCTGTTCAGGCGTCCCATAAGGGTCAGCCACCGGCATGGGATTGCACACCGGCGAACACGCCACGGCGAACGCCGCCACGCCTACGGCCAGCAATCCAGCCAGCTTCACACACTTACGCATTCCACTTACCTCCCTTGGCGGTCTCGATATAACGTGGAAGCTTGTCCACGTCGAAATACATGTCGCCCGACACCGGGTCGGCATCATCGCGCCACGCTTCAAACACGGCATCACGGTCAGCGCCACCCAGAATGGCGTCAGACACCTCGCCATCGAAGTACTCCCGCAGCCACGCGGCCTCGCGCCGCTCCCAGTCGGATTCATCCAACACCGGGCAGTAGCGCCCGTCCTTGGTAATCATGTCTATCGCATATTGGACGACGGCCTGATCCGACAGTCTGCCATACTCGTCCGTCAACTCAATCGCATAGCCGACACCGCAGAACGCGCGCGGCACATGACCGTAGTCGGACAGCCACCGCACGGCAGTCTCAATATTGCTTTCATCCAGCGCGCTGTCGAAGTACAGTAGCCGCGAAACCTGATACGTGTAATCGTTGAACACCGTATCGGCCACGCGGATACCCCGCACCCATTCCAGAATGTCCGGCAGCACGTCGTCGAACGACGGCAGTCCAGCATAGCCGACACCGTCCCACACGTCCCGCAGTTCCTCGTACAAGTCGGCATCCTCAGCCGTATCCTTGCGAACCTCATGCACATACATTTCATTTTCCTCACTTTCAGATAGATAGGTTGATTTTCAGCGAGACAACGTCAGAAACAGGTCTGAATACCGCAGCTCCAAGTCGAGAGCCTTAAGCGCCCTGCACGCGGCCACATAGTCGCCCGAATCCATGCATTCGACAAACTGCTGCGCATAGGCGCACGTCTCCACATCATCGGAAGACACGCATTCCAGCAAGTCGTCAAGGCTAGGCCATGCGCCCTCGGAATCATCGACAGTGCATTCTCCATGGCTGTACAGGTGCCACGTCATGCCGTCGAGATTCCAGCAATCCGACCCTTTGCCGTCCAGTATGTCGCCTAACGTCTCAGGCCAATCCATAAACTCGTAATCGACAGCGACACTCAGGCTCAGGTTGTGCGCGTCGTACAAGTCGGCCAACCGCCCCCAGTCAGCCTCAGCGGAACCGCTGTCGTACACGTCCCATATGGCCCTAATGGCGACGGCCATATCCTTGTACCCGGACGGCGGCACCGGACTATCATCCCCACGCATGTACGCAAGGAACTCAGGCGACGGCGCTGTGACAACGTCAAGACTGGAACCGTCCAGACCGTCCGGGAACTCGGCGCCATTGCATGAATACAACTCCAACGTGCTGCCGCCCCGTTCAGACTCACGCAAGCCATGACGTCCAGCCATGACGTCGTAAAAATCATCAACGGAATTAAATCCAGACATGATTACCCACTTTCATAGAGATTTGTTGATTAGCCGCCATATGACGGCACAGTGCGCGGATGGGGAATCGCACCCCATGGAACCTCGCTAGAGCCACGCCATAGCCCGGAGTCTGGCTACGTGAATTAGAGGTTTTTCCCGATAAGGTGCTCGGCCATCCTTAGCGCACGCGCTTGCATGTCAAGCAACGTCTCGCCGTTGAACGCCATACTTGCGTCATGACGTTGTGCCATGTACCTACGCAGTTGTGATGGCGTGAAGTAGTGTTCCGCGATATCGACGTTGTATACAAGCGCGCAGCCGTCGTAACTGTATTGCGTCCAGTCGGCCGCGCCGTCCAGCAACAGCTCACGCAATTCGTGCCGATCAGACGGCAGTTCCATGTCGCCGTTTCCCAGATTGCCCAGCATGTCCACGGCGTCGTCCCTCACGGCGCGGCCCCACTTGCTGCGCGGGTTGAGCTGTTCAAGGGTTGCGATTGCTTTGTTCACTGTGGTCATTTCAATACTCCCTTTTTATTAGTTGGTTACATTAATTTTGGTAGTGGTCAGCGATTTTCTTTTTAAGGTCAGCCAATGTGTGCGCCCCGATTTGCACGCCACGTTTTCCGTCGTGCCATTCTTCGTTGAAAACGTAGCCCCCGCCCCAATCAGGCTTAAGTTTCACCACGTCACCCACACGTTTGCCATCAACCATCGCATACCGGAAATATCCGTCGTCAACGGTATTGCTGTATGCGCACGGCAACGTGATCAGGCTTCGAAGTTTTACGATTTTGACAGTCATTTTTTAACCTCCGCTTGTTTATTGGTTACATTTGTAAAGCTGGACGCGTCATACGAGATTGACATAATCACGCACGGCCGTATTCCAACCGGTATCCTCCCAGGCATATGTGCCAACCTTAGCCATGAGGCATGGCGACAGTGAGCCGGAAACGGTGGTATCCCGCAATGGCACGCACACCACCTTGTAGGTATGTCCGGTGTTCGTCTCACAGTAGACGGCAGTACGGTGCGAACTCACAAGCACGCGCGTAATCCGCACATCAGGTACGAAATCGCTTGCAAGATCGACAACCCTAGGCCGCATTGCCGCAACGCGAAACGCAGCAATAAGCGCATGACGTGCCATCGATTCCGCCGCCAAGGTGCCCTGAAATTCAAGCACCGGCATTTCACGTATCCAAAGATGCGACACGTAAGACGGTAGGGACTCACGCGCCGTAGTGAGACAGTCGCGAAAGATTTTTACAGCCATTTCTTCGTTGGTATCCATAATAAACCCCCTTAAGGTTTAGTGTTAATTGGTTAATTGCGTGCCACTAGAGGGTATCGCGCCCCCTCATGGTCTAAACAGTGGCGAGAGGGGCGCAACCCTTGCGGATTACGCCCATGAAGATTTGTTCTTTGGCTAACGCCACCCGCAAAGTGGCGCAGAGGCGCATACGCACCCCCTATAGACTTTTATTGTCCGCATAACCCCCAAACGTAAGACGTTTGTGGTCAACCGCTAACGCGACTGATAGGCGCTAAAAACATGTCTGTTCCGCAACCTATTACGCCGTGGTTTACAGCCTATGCCGCCAACCATGCTCACGCATGGCAAACATAGGCATTGCCGCTTACAAATCGGCCTCCTCATTGGCGATAGTCTCTCACACTACGCCAAACGTCGGCGGTACCCCCCTTACGAGTTCTCGCGCTCTACATTGTCAATCAAGTTCACGTACACTGCCTAGGCAAAATTGGCACTGCCAACCACGCCCACCTAGTGGGCATTATGCACACACCCCGAAAAACGCCGCCACCTAACCCCCAAAAGGGGTGAAGCTTAAACTACCGGCCTTCGGTAACACTCTTCTTTTGTCAAACACTCGCAACACTCGCAGACGGGACACTGCACCTCGGCACAGTGGCCACCGTTCCACACGTGGCAGTTTTCCGGCGCACACACTCGATACGCCCCCCTAACCGTCTCAGGCTAGGCTATGCGGTGCCTAGGCACCTGACCACCACGGCTTCATCTGCCGGTTGCTACAGCCGGTTGCGAGTGGTGTGGCGAGAGTGTCGCACCGACCTCGCTAGGCTGACTGCCTAACCGGTTGATAGCCATCACTATACATACCCAGTTGGATATAATCAAATCAAGGAAACAAACCACATTAAAACGTTGAAATAACACCGTTCTATCGGCGTGTTGAAATATGGGTAGGGGGTAAAGAAAACGAAAAAAGAGTTTGGATAGCACAAGAAAAAATAAAGTCAAGCAAGATACCAAAATACGGACAAAAAATATTGAGCGAGATAGATATAAATAATAAGGGATACGACACAATGACGCGCATACGTACAACTGTACGAACGAACATTTGTACCATCGAACGAACGTTCTAACCGGGGCTGGGGGAGGGTCCTCCGGGTGCGCCCGTTGGGGCCGTCGGGTCAATGGTAGAAATAGTGCGCGCCGTCTGAAAAAGTCCGCGCATGAAACGTGACATGACAACGACGATGTTGGGTTCACATTGAAATCGTCTTCAGCATACCACGTGACACGCCGTATTCTATGCCGTTTCTATTGCAACGTTGACGCAACGTTGGGGGTGAGTATGCTGTCGCATGTCGGAATGAATTTTGGAGGACGCGTGGCGTCCTTGTGGGTGTCATTCCGGCTAGCGGTTCGGTGGTGCTCCTTGTCTCTTGGTTAAGGATTCCGACCGTTGGGACGTTTGCGTTCATAAGGAGCACCGCTAGGGACAGTTGGCTGAGTCTGGTTTAAGGTAGTCGCCTCGAAAGCGACCGACTCTAACGGGTCCGGGAGTTCGAATCTCTCACTGTCCGCAGATGGCATCTTCCTAGGTAAGGTGCGATTCGGTTTCAAGTCCAATGCGAGAGGCTTGTTGGTACCGCCGTTTGATCTCGCACATGGTTCCTATCGCTCTTGTGGGAGTGTTAGTCGCGCGTGGTTTTCTGGCTCTCTTGACCATGCGTGGTGAGATGCCGGTTCGAATCCGGCTGGGAGCCCTTTGAGGGTGGATAAATCCCGGAATATAGTGTGTGTTTTTGGATTGTCCGTGAGATTGCGTCCATCCTCGTTTCTTGTGCCGGCCCCACCCGGTGTCGCCTATATGGCTGCGCCATTTGTTTTTTGGGGCTGACTTGCAATCCTGTTGGCACAGCCTTTTGGTTGTCGGGTTCGATTCCCGAGGTTTGCTCTAGGTTTCATGGGGGTAGCTGCCTGTGAGACCGATGGCATTGCTCGAATGTCCCCGCTGGAACATGTGGGGATAAGAGGCTCCCTGCCTTAATCAGGCGGTTGATGACCGAAGGGGAGGCACGGCCAGACGGATGCATATATACATACACGTTCCTTGCCGTTGGTGGTAAAGCCCATTCCACCATGCCGAACGTCTTGCCGACTTGGACGTTAACTAAGTCGGGTATATGGCATTGGTGCAACTGGTAGCATGGCGGTCTCCAAAACCGTCGATGTTGGTTCGAGTCCAACATGCTGTGCTCAGCCTACCCACAGGTTGTGGGAGAGGTCTTCGGAGTCGTCTTGTGGCGGCTCTAGTTTTAGCTGACCCGCCTAGTCTGCGGGAACAGTCTCCTGAGTCGCTGCGGCGGCTCTTGCTTTTGGATGCTTGGCAGAGTGGCTTATTGCACCACCTCGCTAAGGTGGCGACCGGGAACGGTTCGGGGGTTCGACTCCCTCAGCATCCGCGCGCCGTGGCTGGCGGTAAAAAGCCATTTTTTGCCATTGGATTTCCTTATGGCGGTTTGGGTTAGATGACGGGCAATCCCCATGTTTTGTGGTGAGTGCGGCGTGGGGGTTGTCTGTTCTTTTGCTTTGGTGGCGGAATGGTAGACGCGGCGCACTCAAAATGCGTTGTCTTTGTGGCGTGAGGGTTCGACTCCCTCCTGAAGCACTGAGGAGTGGCGATGACCAACGATTGGAATAAGTCGCATCGTAAGGAACGGTTCAATCCGGGTTGGGAGCGGACGCGTCGTGAGGTGTTGGATTATTACGGGTGGCGTTGCCAGTATCCGGTGATCGGTGATGATGGCGTGTTGCGTCCGTGTGGCGCTCATGCGAATGAGGTCGATCATATCATTCGTGCCGAGGATGGTCAGCCTGATGATGATTCTTGGGATAATCTTCAGGTTCTTTGTCGTGCTCATCATTCTTATAAGACTGGTTTGGAGTCGGCTGACGCGCGGCGAAGGAAGAGGGTTGAGCGTGAGGAGGCTCGTTGGTACAGGCATCCCGCGTTCGGTTAGCTGAGGGTGAGTGCAGTGTGAATGGGTGTGATGGGCCTGTTCATGCTCATGGGATGTGTAGGTCTCATTATGATCGTTGGCGGCGTAGTGGCAGTGGTGCCCGTAAGCGTCGTATGAGTCGTGCGTGTCTGGCGTGTGGCTCTTTTTTTGAGACTGAGCGTCGGGACAAGGCTTTTTGTTCGGCTCGTTGTCGTAAGCGTTTCCAGCGTTTGAAGGCTGAGGGTGCGGCTCCTAATCGTACTCCGCAGCCGTTGAAGTCGGTGTTGTGGGAGCCTCGGTCGAATGCCCGTGTCGGGCGGCGGGGGAGTGTTCCCACTGGTTTTTGGACTGCCGAGGATGAGTGGAACGCGTGTTCTCATACGTGTCCGGTTTGTGGGTTGCCGCTTGACCGGTCGGTTGATGTTTTGAGTGATGATTTTCCGGTTGGCGCTTGGCGTGTGTCGTTGGAGCAGGGTGGTGAGAACTCGTTGGCTAATCGGATTGTCGTTCATCGCAGGTGCGCGTAGTGCCGTAACGGGCTTCGCGCTTGTCGTCCCGTAATGGGGCTTTGCGGGGAGTGATGTTATGGGCAGGAAGACGAGTGATTCCGGTAATCAGGTTTTGGAGATTCCTGATGGGAAGTTGGGGCCTGATCTGCCTCCGGCTAACCAGATTTTTCCCAAGGGTGGGGAGTGGTTGCCGTTGGTTGCTCATTGGTACGAGGAGTATCGGCGTAGTCCGAATGCTTCGATGTTGCGTTCGGCTCCTTCTTGGATGGCTGTCCAGTTGGGTTTCGCGACGATCAATGAGATGCTTTCGACTCGTCGTTATGCGACGTTGATGCCGGTCGTGCGTCAGTTGTTTGACGAGTTGGGCTGGACCCCGGCTTCGATGCGCGCGTTGAAGTTCGACGTGCCGGAGGCTGACGACCATGCCGCTTCGGATGGTTCGAATCATGCTGTGATCCAGGATATCGATGCTTGGCGTCGCAAGATCGAGGCGGCTGGCTGACATGCATTTGATGATTCCTAACCTGACTTATGAGGATAGGCGTAGGAGTCTTGGACGTTTGGCGTTGTGGTGGGTTGAGACGTTCAGCCTCATCGGTCGCGGTGGTGCGACCGGTAAGCCTGTCACTCATAGTCCTGAGTATATCCAGTTCTATTTGAACGCCTACGCGTTGAAGCCGAATGGTCGGCGCAGGTTCAATCGTGTGAGCTTGTGGCGTCCGAAGGGTTGCAACAAGAGTGGCTTGGGCAACGATCTGGCCTTGTTCGAGGCTTTTGGCCCTTGTCGCTTCGACCATTGGGCTAATCCGGGTGAGACGTATACGTTTCTTGGTCAGGCTTACTATTACCTGCCAGGTGAGCCTGTTGGTCGTCCTGTCCAGCGTCCTGAGATTCTGTGTTTGGCTACGTCCGAGGACCAGTCGGGCAATATCTTCGATTCGATTCACTATAACTGCACTTCCGGCCCGTTGGCCCAGTTGCAGGGTTTCGGCATGGAGGTCACGAAGACCCGTATCGGCTTGCCGGAGGGTGGGGAGATTATTCCCACGACTTCCGGCGATGCGTCGAAGGATGGTGGTCTTGAGACTTTCGCGTTGATGGATGAGGTGCATCTGTATACGCTGCCGAAGCATCATTCGATGTATAAGACGGTTCAGCGTAATCTTCCGAAGCGTTCGTTGGATGCCGACCCTTGGGTGTTGGAGATGACGACGTATTTCCGTCCGGGTCAGAACAGTGTGGCGGAGAACACGTTGAAGATCGCGGAGGATATTCAGGCTGGCCGTTCCAGGCATTATAAGGGCTTGTACTTCGACTATCGGTATTCGACGCTTCCTATCGAGGATTTTCCTGATGAGAAGAAGCTTGAGCACGCGTTGTATGAGTCGTATGGCTCTGCCGCCCATTCGGATGATGGTAAGGATTACATCATTCTTCCCGATGGGCGTATCGAGGCCGTTGATGCCGATGGCTATTCGGTTGAGGGGTTCTCGCTTCGTGATGATGGCGTCGAGCCGGGGCCGTCGAAGGATGGTTGGGTTGACATTCATGGTCTGATGGGGCAAATCTACCAGCCTGATTCGGACCCGAATGATTCGATTCGTTATTATTTGAACTCTCGTGCGTCGAGTGAGGATTCGTGGCTTACGGAGCCTGCGATCCAGTCGCATTTGGCTTACAGGGATTTGTATGGCCGTGCTGTCGGCTCGTCTTCTCGTTTGGATGGGGTCTGGAAGGATTTCATTGACGAGGATGAGGAGATCACGCTTGGGTTCGATGGTTCGATTCGTAATGATTCGACCGCGTTGGTTGGTTGTCGCGTGTCCGATGGTCTGCTGTTTCTTATCAAGTTGCAGCAGCGGCCTGATAATGCGGACCCTGATTGGCGTGTTGACCGAGATGGTTTCGATGCCGCCGTGCGTCGTATGTTCGAGAATTACAATGTCATCGGCTGTTTCGCCGATGCGCATTTCTTCGAGTCGATGATTGGCGGCTGGGAGGCTGAGTATGGGCGTGGCATGAAGGTGTTCGCCCGTGGCCAGTCTTCGATGATGAAGTTTTGGACGAATAACTGGTCGCAGGATATGTATCGTGCGTTGCAGTGCGCGCATTCGTCGTTTGAGTATGCTCCCGAGCCTGTTGAGGAGGGGGAGCCTGACCCGAATAATATTCTTTTGTGTGCCGACCCGCGTCTTGTGTCGCATTTCCGTAACGCGAAGCGGCGTGAGAAGAGTTGGGGCTATCAGATTCATAAGGAGACGCCTAAGAGTCCGCACAAGATCGATGCGTGCATGGCTGGCGTTTTGGCTTATGCGGCGCGTGAGAAGTATTTGGGCCAGTTCGAGGATGAGACTCCGCAGCGGGTGATACCGCAGCGGGTCTGGTGATTTTGGGGTGTTCGTATGGCTTCCACATCTTCTAATATGCAGAGTCTTGTTACTGGCGATGACGAGCCTGATGGTGATGGTCTGGCGTTGACGCGTCTTGCGACGCGTTTGCAGAATCGTATTCCTGACCTGTGTGTGTTGAAGACGTTTTATGACGGTCGTGAGACGGTTCCGTTGCAGTCCGTGCCGAAGGCGGCGACCACGACGGCCAGTGCCGTGTATAGGCGTTTTGTGGATATCTGCCCGTTGAATCTGGCTCATACGATTGCGGATGCGGTAATCACGTCGCAGCATCCTACCGGTTTTCGTCTTGTCGCCGACAAGACGATGCGGAGCACGGATGCGGATGACATGTGGGATAAGTGCGGCATGGATGTCCGTTCGTTGAACATGTTCATGGATGCGGCGATCTACGGTGCCGCGTATGCGATGGTTCTCGGCAAGGAGAATCCTTCGTATATCCAACGGTTGAGCCCGTGGAGCACGGTTGTGTCCGACGACAAGGATTCGGCTGTGGTGTATGGGTGGTCCGAGGAAGAGCAGATCGAACGGTTGACTTTGTATCGCATCGTCCGTAATGATGACGGCGAGATTCAGAGCGTCTATTCGCGTACCGCGAAGCATGAGGTCAAGTCGCGCACGTTGCCTTCCGATTCGGTCGATGACGAGGATACCGTGTATGACCTTGCCAACGACGATTCGAAGAAGCGTCCAGAGTTCGAGGCGCAGTTCGAGTGGGAGGGCCAGTCTTCCGGCGATGATTGGAAGTTCGCCCTTGATTGCGGGTGTCTTCCTATCGTGCAGTTGACCACTCCTAACGGCAAGGGCCAGTTCGAGGCTTCCTTGAAGACGTTGAGGTCCATCGACCAGCAGCGTTTTCAACGGTTCTGCATTCAGGAGATGCAGGCGTTCAAGCAGCGTTGGGTGTCGGGCGACATGCCTGAGTATTACCAGAAGAGCGACCCTGCGGTCAAGGCCGGTAAGGCTCAGGCCGGTGACAAGATCGACTATTCGGAACTGTTCGAGATGGGTCCCGCCGCGTTGTGGCTGCTTCCAGCCGATGCGAAGATTGGCGAATCGTCCATTACGGATATCACGCCGGTTGTGAATGCGGCCGCTTCCGATGTGAAGCTTCTGGCAGGTGCCACTGGCACTCCGTTGTCGATTCTTTCGCCTGATGTGGCTGGTTCCGCCGAGGGTGCGAAGCTGACGACTCGTATGCTGCGGTTGAAGGTCCGTGACATGAACATGAGGGCCAATGACGCTTTCGTGCTCCTGTTGAAGATGGCGTTGACCGCTTCCGGCAGTAATGCTTCGGAGGAGCGTTTCGAGACGACTTGGGAGCCGTTGGAGCTTCCGTCCGAGTTGGAGCAGTGTCAGGCGGCGGCTCAGGTGAAGGGTGTTCTTCCGTTGAAGACCATCGCCCGTCGTTATCTGCATATGACCGAGACGGAGATCGCGGAGATGATTCAGGATGCTCAGGATACGAGTTTCCTGAATGCCATGGCGCGGCAGAACGCGGCTTTGGATTCGTCGGCGAGGCAGACTGATGCGACGATGAATGATTCGTATCTGGGTGACGGGTCCGGTTTGGATTCGTTCGCGTCCGATTCTGGTTCTATGGGGGCCGATGATTCATATGGTTCGACCGGTGGCGGTGAGGTCTGATGGCCGATAGCGCGTTGGCTGCCGTTCAGGCGTTGGATGACCAGCGGTTGAAGCTGGTTGACGAGTTCGTCCGCAGGGCTTGGAACATGTGGCGTAGCCTGACTCCTTCCGACTGGTGGAATGATGCGGTGGCCGAGGGGGCGGCTGCTTATGTGACGCAGCAGCATATCGCGTTCGTGAAGGCTATGCGCCAGCAGGGCATCTCGTATGCGGATACGATGCTGCGTCTGGCCGGTGTGAACGGTTTGGGGGATGTCCCACAATATGAGGTTGTTCGCGCCAATACGGACCCGTGGCAGGTCGCCATGAGGGTCGCGGACGAGTATCGCACTCAGGCCGTGAAGAATCCTGAGATTCGACCTGCTACGTGGGATGAGATTCTGAAGGACGCCGACCAGTCCGCCGCCAACCATGTGAAGGCTTGGCTGATGGCCGCGAAAATCCAGTTGGAGAACAATGCGGTCACTGACGGCTATGTTGCTCAGAATCGTGCCATACAGTCGCGTTACAGGAGTTCCGGCGTCGAACGGTATCGGCGTGTGATTCATCCCGAACTGTCGAAGACGGGTTCGTGTGGTTTGTGTGTCGTGGCCGCTACCAACACGTTCACGAAGGCTGATTTGATGCCCATGCACAACAGATGCAAGTGCACAATTTCTCCGATTACCGCATCGAATGACCCCGGGTTGAAATTGAACTCGGATGATCTGATGACGATATACAAGGCCGCTGGCAAAACGTCGGGCCGTGATTATTCCACGAGCGCGACGGATTTGACGAAGCTTCGCGTGAAGGTCGTCAACAATAGCGAGCTTGGGCCTGTGCTGCTTCGCAAGGATGCTCCGGTGAATGGGAACGCGCCGGAATGGCATCTGCCAGACATGAAGATGACCAGTGCGCAGATGGAGCGCATGTTCGCCCGTGCGACCGAGTTCAACGCCCGGTACAAGGAATTGCTGGATGGTGACAAGGATTCGGTTCAATTCCGTTTCGATGGGCGTTCGTATGAGTTCAAAAAGACAGTCCACACTAAGCAGGCTTGGCAGTACGTGCGGAGCCTGTTGGCTTATTCTCGCGGTTTTTTGGGACTGGCCGCTTAAACATTAAGGAGATTGGGTCTTATGGCCTCTCAGGATAATGAAGTCGAATCCGAAAAGGACAAGACTGTTGGTCAGGCCGGAACGGTCGAGGATGCCGTGGAGGATGCTCGGACCACTCCGGTTGACGAACCCGCCGTTGAGCATGACGCTCCGGCTGATGATAAGGGTTCCGATGATTCTTCCAAGCCGTCCGATGGTGACGAGCTTGCCAAATGGAAGGCTATGAGCCGTAAGAACGAAGACCGTGCTTCGGCCAATTACAAGGCTTTCCAGTCCGCCGATGCGGAGCTTAAGGCCGCGAAGACGCAGATTGCGCGTCTTGAGGCCAAGGCTAAGTATCCGCAGATCACGGACGCTGTTCTTTCCGACCTCTGCCCCGCAACGGAGCCGGAGGCCATCGCGTCGTGGGCTGAGAAGTATGCGGCGTACAACCCGATTGACACTTCCAAGGTGGAGAGGAAACCGCAGCAGACCGAGGATGCTTTGGCCCGCAAGGTAGCCATGCAGGCCGAGTTCCCGTCCGGCACCTCGCATCCGAAACGTCAGCCGGGCGACGCTTACAAGCGTGTGATGGAACGTCAGAAGGCACGTAAGCGCAGCAAGTAGTTTCCTACTGATTCTTTGAAAGGATTGAGCGTATGACTCAAGAGATGGTTCATTCCTCCGGTATCGTCACCGTTGAGGAGGACAATTCCTGGCGTCATGGCGAGAAGAACACCAATGATTCGGTGTCCGTCACCATCGTGCCTGAATTGTTCAAGACCACTGACAACAAGTATCTGACCGGTGTGGGTCCGAAGGCCACGACCGTTTACATTCGTTCCGGCATTCCGCTGGCGAAGATCACTTCCGGCGCGAACGTCGGCTCGTATGGTCCGTATGACAAGCAGGCCACCGATGGCCGTCAGACCAAGATCGCAGGTCTGCTTGAATCCATGGTGGCCGTGAACATCAACCTGTCCGGCTGGGATGTGGACGACCCGACCGTGGGCATGACCTATCGTGGCGACATCGTGGCCTCGAATCTTCCGGTGAAGCCGGAGTCCGGTGCTGTGTGGGACGGCGAGTTCTACGACGTTGAGGATGACGTTGTGAAGCCGTTGTCCGTTTCGACCGGCGTGACCATCACCGCGATCAAGCTGACCAAGGATGGCACCAATGCCATCACCGGTGGCACAGCCACCCTCTCCAACGGTAAGACCGTGAACATCACAGTTTCCTGATTGACGGTCTTTTACTTCTAAACATTTTGTGAAACCCACCCATCGCGGTGGGTTTTTGCGTATCTAAGGAGTTTTTCTTGGCTATTGACAAGACTATCATCCCGCCATCCGAGGCGACCGAGGTCGCTCAGGCGGGACATGACTATGTGAACGGCATCCTTCCATTGTCGAACATCTTCCCGGTCACCTCCAACGGTGGCGACTGGACCGCTTCGTGGACTCCGGTCATTCCGAAGTCGAAGACCCGTGCGATGAAGCATCGTGCGTTGGATGCCGAGATCGGGCACACCAAGTCCGAGACCTCGACCGCTGAGATTCATACCGGACTGTTGCCGTTGTCCGGCATGGACCATATCTCCGAGCGTGATATCGCCAAGCATCAGGACGATACCGCCTATATCCACGATCAGGCCGAGGCGAAGTTCGAGGCTCTGGGCCAGCAGGCTGGTGTGACCGAGGAGTTGGAGCGTTTGCAGTGCTTGGTGACCGGCAAGGTGGTCATCAAGGAGAACGGCGTCAATATGACGTATTCGTTCCAGCGTCCGGGCAACCAGCAGAATGTGAAGCCTACCACCACTTGGGATAACGACAAGTCGAATCCGTGCGACGACATCGAAGCCTGGGTGAAGATCATGCGCAAGGCTTACGGTCGTAAGCCGCACGCCGTCGCCACCACCGGTGTGGTCATCGATGCCATGCGTACCAACGAGTTCTTCCGTACGCAGGTGTCCGGCATGGATTTGGAGCATTCGAAGACCAAGCTGTCCCGTCAGGAGGTGTTGGACGTGCTTCGTGCGCAGTCCGGCATCACCGACGTGCTTCTGGTCGATGAGGCTTACGAGGATTTGAAGCTCGACAACACCTTCGACATGGATGCCGATGTTTCCGCCGCGTTCCCGGACAAGACCTTCATCCTGCTTCCGTCGTTCAACGATTCGTCTCTTGGCGCTACCCTGTCCGGTCCTACCGCAGAGGCCCAGAACTCCGAGTACGAGATCAACAAGAGCGTGAACGATGGTCTTATCGGCGCTATGTTGTCGCATCAGGCTCCGTTGAACTACGACATTTGGGTCAACGGCAATTATCTGCCGATTCTGAAGGAGGCCGTCTCGACCTTCAAGGCGGACGTGCTGGGCGAGTAGCCTTCTTGAAGCTTAGGGGGTTTCGCTGATGTCGAATGGTGTTACCGATGCCGTCGATTGGGTGGAATGCTTGGAGCTTCATTGCCTTCCCGACGCCGACGTGTTGAAACGGTATCCGAACGCTTGGCTCACGTACATGTGCCATCGTGCGGAGACCGTGGCGTCCACTTCGAGCACGAACTGCTTGCCACGGTTGAAGTCCGGCGACCTTGACCTTGAGGATTACGAGTTCGTCATCTGTTCGATGGTGTGGCGCGTCATCCGCTATTCGGATATCAAGACCGAATCGAACGGCACGTACCAGTTCACGCGTTTCGACCCGCAGGACAATCCGCCAGGCAAGGATGCGTCGCCGAATCTGTATCTGTCGAAAAGGGAGAAGCAGATTCTTGACGGCTATGCGAATGGGCGCGGGCCTATCGGAACCGTTGGCGTCGGCGTGAACCGTATCTATGGAATGTGATGCCTATGTCTCGTGAAACATGGGATTTGGGGCATCCTTACGATAAGTCCGGCTCCGATGCCGTTGTGGAGCATCCTTACAAGGATGTCACGGTTCCTTGGGTGAAGCCTGATTCGATTCTGTATCGGGACAAGGTGATCGTCGTGTTGTACACGGTCCGTCGTGGGCCTCATGGCACGACGTATGTGCCCGGCAAGGCTTACTGGTGCTGGTGTTCCATCGAGGGCCGCGAGCAGCAGGCCGGCATGTTTTCCATTTCCGGTGCCGAGGATAAGTCGCCGCAGACTTGGGGTGGTTTGCGTGAGGTCACGCCGTCTCAGGTCGCTGCCGTGGAATGGCATGGCGATATCCATACGGAGGTCTGGTATCAGGGCGACTGCTACGACGTTGACGGCGCTCCGACGTTCCGTCAGCATGGCGAGGTTCCACACTATGAGATGCATATTCGGCGTAACGCCGACTATTCGCAGATTCCTGTGGGGTTGCGTCCGAAGCCTCCCGCACCGGACCCTGACGACCATGTGTGGGGTGAGGCCGATGGCAAGAGTTTTCATTGACCGTGATCTGAGCACGAAGGTGGCCGAATGGTTCGGCCCGCAGGCCACGTCGGAGAAGGCCGACGAGGTGCTTGCGGATGCGAGGATGCTTGCAACCGCGCGCGCCGAGGGCCGCGACCCGGGTATTCCGGTCGCGAAGGACCTGAGTCTTGAGAAGCGTTACCACGGCATCGACACCGACGTGTGCCTTGACGTGGAGGGGCGTGACGGGTCGAATGTGGCCGTCGAGCATGAGTGGGGCGCATGGAACGTGCAGCGCCGCCATTGGGTCGAGGGCCATCATGTGATGCGTGACGCGGCCCGTATGAACGGTGGTGTCTGATGCCGCTGATTCAGCCTGATTACGAGCGTTACCCGCAGGAGCGTCCGATGGTTGACTTCGATTCGCTCGTGTACACGCTTCTGACCGCTGGTTTCACTGACAATGCGCATTGGCCTGACGTGCATGTGCTCAACGAGGTCGATGTGGATGTCGATGCGTGGGCCTCGTTCTCGAACATCGTGTTGTTCCATTCGAACGCTCCGACCATGGCTACCGGCAATCATTCGACCGGCGTGTGGGATTGCGATATCGACATCATCGTCGCCACGAACGACGCCGACCGCTCTTTCGGCTTGGCGCAGGAAGTGTACCAGCAGATCATGCAGTGGCCGCGTTACGGACGTACCGATTATGGCCGTGTGATTCGGATTGTCGGCAATCCCGGTTTTGGCAAGAGCGCCGGTGGCAAGCAGGCCACGGGCAAGAAGGTGAAGCAGTATTCCGCTTCCTCGTTCACCGTCCGCGCGGAGGATTCGCTTCGCGTTGGATGATTTTCCGTTTTTTCGTTTTCAAGCCTCGCCATGTGCGGGGCTTTTTTGTAAGGAGATATGAGATGGCGTTTAATGACGACGCTACTTTGATTGCCACTTACGGCACTTTGTTCTACGCTCCGGTCGGAACCGCTCTCCCGGCTAACGGCGCTAAGGCGTTCAAGTTGAACTCGGACACCATTCCAGCAGAGGGCAGTGGTGGTGGCGCTTGGAAGAATCTGGGGCATACTTCCGCCGACAACAAGATTTCGTTCTCGTTCGATGGCGGCGACGCGACCACGCATAATTCGTGGGCACGTAAGAACCTGCGTACCACTTACGCCGATTCGACCTGCACCATCACCGCGAAATCGTTGCAGTTGGATGGCGACACTCTGAAGCTGATCTACAACGGCAATGACGAGGATGGCGGCGTCGGCGTGGGCATCACCAAGAAGCCGCAGACGTTCAGCCTGTTCCTGTTGGCTCAGGAGTCCGCCGATGATGATTCGGACATCCGTTTCGGCGCTTTGTTCCGCAAGGTTTCCGTGACCTTCGATGGCGGTCCTGATTTCTCTGGCGATGATTTCGTCGAGCAGGGCATGACCGGCGAGGTGGAGACCGTCGCCGGCAAGAAGCCGATTGTGTTCTTCGAGGCTTCGAAGATGAAGCAGTCCTGATCGAGGCTGTTTCCTCTTCGCTCTGACGCCGGACCCCTGTTTCTCCTATCCGGGGGTTCCGGTCCTTTCCCGTTCTTCGTTGACGGAAGATAGGAGATTTTCAATGCTTTCAGATAGGAGAAAACATGGTTGACGAGACCGTTGAAGAGAATACCGCCACCGGGTCCGATGATTTCCGTATCCCGGAGACTTGGACGGAACTGTGCGAGAACGAGCCGCTGTTCTCGCTTCTGCCGCCTCTGGCCCCTGCTGAACGCCTCTCGTTCAAGCAGGCCGCACAACTGCGCAAACTGTCCGGCATGGCCGGTTTCACGCTCAACGCCGACATCAACGGCCCCGAAGCCAAGTCCTTGGACGACATCGAGGCGAAGATCGACGAGCGTATGGAGTTCGTCGGCACGGCTTTGGATTGGGTCAAGTCGCTGACCGACGAGCCGGACAAGGTTGACGAGTGGACGACCGGCATCGGATTGGATGAACTGTTCTGGCTCATCGAGGCGATTCTCATGTTCTACACGGACCAACTGGGAAAATCGCTCGCTTCGAAGCGCAAGTCCGCGTCCACCCGGTCGAACTGACCTCCGACTTCCAACGTTTCTATGGTCTGGACATAACCGGCGCGAGACTGAATCCCACCCGCGCCGAACGCCTCACGGCGGGGCTGATGGCAATGCCTGACAGCCTGTACAGGGCACGGATATTGGAAGACGAGCCTCCAACCACGTCCGATGAATCCAAGACAGACAAGCCGACCGTACTGCCATGGCTTGGATGGGATTCGAAGACGATGGTCGCCGTTGAGGTTCGCAACATGATGAACGCGGTGATTACCGCGAAATACGGGGGCAAGAATGCCAGACCGCATCCACTGCTCCCTCCCGGCGCTGACAAGGAGCCGCCTCGCCGGGAGAACGAAGGTACAGCGGAGAACTTCGAACGCATGTTCACGAAGTTCCACATGACCTGATTCTGAACAAACCCCCACATTCCAGTGGGGGTTTTCTATTTCCGTCTTTCTTTCTGGGGGTTGCCTATGGCTGGCGAGCATCGCGCCGGTACGGTCGTCGTTCGTGTCACTGCGGATACGAAGGGTTTCCGCCGTCAGGTCGAGGAGGCCGCACGCGGCATAGGCGACCTCGACGTGAACGCGGCATTCGAACCTGACACCGCCCAGCTTGAACGCGCCTACCGCGAATGGAACGGCAAGAACGCCTCCATACAATTCAATTTCAAACCCAATACGAAGAGCATCGACCCGTGGATGAAACGGTTCGAACAGCAGGAGGAACGCCTTCGACGCGGCCTCACGCTCAAACCGGACTTCGATCCGTCCAAATTGAGCCGTGGCCTGTCCGAGTTCAATTCCCGCACCAACACGGCCCTCCGTGGCAACGGACTGCTGAACTCGAAGCTGATCGAAAAGAACCTCGACCAGACCGTCAAGGCGTTCGACGCCAAAGGCCGCGAGCTGGCCGACACATCCTTCTTCAAGAAGTCGGCCCTCCAAAAAACCGAACAGCTTTCGTTCGCGACAAGCCTCGACAAGACCGTCGATAAGTACCGCGAGAAGAAGATGGACCTGTACCAGCAGGTCCGTGGACTCATCAAAGGCAACGAACACCTCTCCAACGAGCAGATACGCCAATTCGAGAAACTGTCCAACCGAATCGTCAAAACCCGCAACGACATTCGCGGACTGAAAGGCGACCTCGCCAAGGCCACCCGCGAAGTCGAACGCCTCGACGCGCAACGCCTTGAGATGAAGACGAAGAAGCTCCCGACATCCGACCTGTGGAAACAGGAACGCGAAGCCGCGAAGCAGGCCACAGCAGCCAACAAGGCGCTCGCCGTTCAGGAGAAGGAGCTTGGCAGGCTCCGTAAGGCGCAGTCGTCGCTTGTGGACATCGCGTCCGATGGTGATGCGAAGCGTGTATCGAAGATGACCCGTCAGGTGCGTGCCCTTGAGGAGAGCATCGTCACCGCTGGCAATTCGCTGTCGAACTTCTCCAAGGCCCGTGACACGGCTTTGGGGCTGCATCAGAAGCAGGAGACGTATGCCGACTGGTTCAAGGGCCAGCAGGTCGCGTCGTCGCGTTTCGCGAAGGAGATCGACGCGCAGCAGGCCGAGATGGCCCGCGAGTCGAAGAAGGCTAGGGACGAGTGGTCCCGTCCGGTTGACTCCACGGCCATCGCCCGCGAGCGGTTCGCTGAGTCGCGGCGTGAGGCCGAGAACCTTATCGACACGTATCGTGGCGTGCGCAAGGAGCTTGAGTCCGACGTGTCCGCCATGAAGCGGAACAACCGGAACTGGTTCGACCTTGACGAGTACAAGCGCACCGTCAAGATGCTTGGCGAGATCGACGACCGTATCGAGAAGCTGAAGAAGAGTCCGGTCACAAAGGCGACCCGTCTTGAGGGTTCCGATTTCCAGAAGCGTCTCGCCGACCTGTATTCGAGGAACGGCGTCCGTAATCGTGAGGATATCCGGCTTCGTTTCGTCGCGGAGAATCTGAACGAGGTCAGGTCGAAGATCGAGGCGTTCAAACGTCGCGGCGTCGATGTTCCGGTCACGTTGAAGGCCGAACTGCGGGAGATGTACCGTCAGCTGGCCTATTACCAGCGTCTTCTGAAGGATAATCCGAAGGCGCGGGTGAAGATCGATGTCGAAGGTGATTTCGCCCGCCTGAACCGTGATATCGAACGGTTCGAGACGCAGCGTGTGAAGGTCGAGTTCTATGAGGATGGCGCTGACGAGATACGCCGCACCATGCGTGAGCTTGAACATAAGAGGCTCGATGTTCCGGTCACGTTGAAGGCCGAGTATTCGAACGTCGAAGCCGAGATGCGCCGGTATGCGGAGAAGCTGAAATCCAATCCCGATGCGGAGATTCCGGCGAAGCTCCATATCGACAAGAAGCACGCCGAGGAGGAGCTGAAGAGGTTCCAAGAAAAGAACGACACCCTTGATATGGATGTCGATCTTGAGACCGCTTTGGCCCGCGCCCATCTCGCTTACTTCACACGCCCGCGCACGATTGACATTTTCGCGGAGTTCAAAGGCACTGATCTCGGTAAGATCATGAGCGGCATGACCGCTGGTGCCACGGGTGTCCGTGGCGTGCAGAACGAGTGGCAGAAGCTCGTGAACATGTTCGACAGGTTCGATGAGGTCGTGCCGAAGTGGAGTCTGCTGGGCGCGGTGTTCGCGTCCGCTGGCGCTGGCGCGTTGAACCTGTCCCGTACCGCTGGCAGTGCCGGCGCTTCTCTGGTGATGATGAGCAAGGCGGCTTTGGCCGCTCCGGGCGCACTGTTGGGTGTGGCCGCTGCTTTCGGCGCCGGATATTCCGCTGTGAAGAATTACGCGGATTATATCGACGTGTCCACTACGAAGTTGGATGGCTTGCAAAAGAAGCTGTCCGATTCGTTCTGGTCTGAGGCGAAGCAGCCGGTCATCGACATGATGAACGCCTTGGGTGGCAACGGGTTCGTTGACGGTATGGAGAAGGTTTCTTCCGCCGAAGGCAAGATAGCCGCGAACGCCGCGAAGATAGTCGCTCAAGGCGAATACGTGTCCCGTATCAATTCGATTCTTGGCAATACGGTCAAGGGCGTGGACGCGATTGACCCTGGCGTTCAGGCTGTCACCGCTTCCGTTGTGAGGCTTGGCGATAGTAGCAGCTCGTATCTGCCGCGCATGGCTAACTATGTGAGCCGTAACGCGACGCTGATGGCGCAGTGGGTCGATGAGGCGGAGCGTACCGGCAAGGTCACCCAGGCCATGGAGAAGGCCATCGAGCAGGGTGGCTATCTCATGTCGAGCGTCAAGTCGGCTGGTGGCATCCTCAAGGGCACGTTCGGCACGTTGGCCGAGGGCGAGAATGGCATCGAGAAGTTCTCCGACGCTTTGAGTCGTGCAGACAGGGCCGTGAACGGCGTGAAGTTCCAAGCCACGTTGGCCGCGTGGGCCGATGGTGCGAAGCAGGCTTCGGGCAAGTTCCATGATTCGTTCCGTGAGGTTGGCGACGCTGCCTATGAGCTGCGGGATACCACCAAGCAGGCGTTCGTTGACGCCGGTTCCATGGTATCCACCGGCATCGGCTCGGTGAGCAGTATGCTTGGCAAGTCGAAGCATGACATCGCTGACTTCAGCAACGGCGTGTCCGAGGGATTCCAGAAGGTGTTCCATGCCGTTGATTCCGCCGCTCCGGCGTTCGGCAGCCTGCTGTCGATGGTCGGCGAATTGTCCGACACGTTCGGTGGAACGTTGGGGAACACGTTGAAGTCGGCGGCTCCGACGATCAAGGTGTTGGCCGATGGCGCTGCCGCCATGGCTCAGGCTTTCGGCAAGCTGCCTGCGCCCGTTCAGGCGATGGTAGGCATGTATGCGACGTTCGGCAAGGCCGGCATCAGCGCTTACAATTCGTTGAAGCGTGGCATGTTGCAGAACATCGAATCCACGTTGCAGTATCGGAAGACCTTGAGCCAGTTGGGCATCACCTCGCAGGAGACTGCGATCAGCATGAGCGAGCTGGTTCGGGCGATGGCTCGTCTGAAGTCCGGTCAGACGGCTGGCGTGCTGACCGGCGAGGTTTCGAATATCCGCCAGATGGGAGCCGCAGCCGACGAGACCACTGCGAAACTGAATCGCATGAATCGCGCGCAGGCCGGCGGTTCCGCCGTCGCAGGCGTTGCCGCTGGCGCTGGTTCCACCGGCTTGGTTCGTGGTGTCGGCGATGCGGCTGAGGGAGCCGCCCGCAAGACCGGTTTGCTGAAGACCGCCTTGAGCGGCGTGGTCGATTTCCTTGGCGGACCTGTCGGCATCGCCATTGGCGGCGTGACCACGGCGTTGAGTCTGGCCGGCAGCGCGATCAGCTCGTACAATGATGCCACCGCGCACACACAGACGGTGAACCGGACCGTCGCCGACTCGTTCAAGAACGTTCAAAGCGGCGCGGCGGACGCTTCAACGGCTGTTTCCAAAGCCAAGAAAACCGTTTCGAAGAATTGGACCGACAAGGATTACGGTTGGAAGCTCCCGAACGGCAACGCCATCGAGAAGGGTCTTAGCGGTATTCAGAAGTCGATAAGCCCGTTCAAGGATTCGTCCAAGGCGGCTGACGCTCTTGGCATCAGCGTCAAACAATTGAATTCCGCCGCGACCGGAACGAACGACGCCTATGACAAGATGCACAAGAAGCTTGAGGCCATCAAAAACGACCAGCAGTGGGTCATGGGCGCGAACGGCCAGATGGTGAACGCCAACGAACAGCAGGCCGAAGCCGCCGAACGTCTGCTTGGCGTGCTTGAGGACTCCCACACCGAATGGGTAAAAGGCATGAGGGTGGCGTCCGATTGGATTGGCAGCGCCGATAGCGTCGCCAACGTTTCGGCATTGGCCGCCGACAAGCTCAGCCTGCTGTCCGAATCCCTCGCAGCCAACAATTACGAACTGGAAGGCAACAGCAAGAACGCCCAGGCCAACCGCAAGATGATGGCCGATTATGCGGACAGCGCCTTGCTGGCCGCGAAGAACATCATCTACGCGGGCAACGGCAGCGCCGAAGCGAACCAGAAAGCCAAGAACGCCATCTATTCCGCCCGTCAGGAAATCATTCAGATGGCCGAACAATGCGGCATGTCAGCCGAAGCCGCCGCCGCGCTCGCCGACCAGATGGGTCTTGTTCCCGATAACGTGTCCACGAAGTTCGATCTGACGAACATGGATTCGGTGAAGGCTCAGGTTCAGGATTATATCGACCAGCTTGAGTTGACCGAAGGTCAGAAGGAAATCATTCTTGATCTCGTCCAGAAGGGTGATATAACGAGTTTCGACCAGTTGGCCGGTGCCGTGAAGTCGCTCATGGGCGGTGCGAGCGAGAAGGATTTGATGATTCTTCTTGACGCTCAGGATAACGCTTCGGATAAGATCAAGAACGCGAAGTCTTTGGCTGAGGGTTTTGGTCTTACGAAGGCTGAGATCAATATTCTTGCCAAGGATGAGGCTGGCCCGGAGTTGGATGCCGTCAAGCAGAAGCTTCGTGACGGTGGGTTGACTGACGCTCAGATTCAGATTCTCATCGACGCTTTGGACAAAGCCAGCGACAAGATGGACAAGACCAATTCCAAGAAGAATCAGACCGCCAAAGGCGTGAGTTTCAGAATCGACGCCACTGATGATGACGCCAGTGTGAAATTGGCGAAATATCAGGGGCTTAACGGTTCCACGCTGGCGACCGCGCACACGTTTGTGATTGGCGATGATTCGAGCGCCCAGAACGCTTTTAACAATACGAGAGCGTATGACGGCGTGACGTTGGCTCAGCCTTGGGGTCGCGTGTTGGGTGACAACAGTGTGGCGCGTGCCGTGTTCGCTGCCATTCAGGCGTTCAACGGTGTGACCATAGCAAGCCCGTGGGGTCGTGTGCTGGGCGACAACAGTGGCGCGCGTATGGCGTTCTTGGAAACGAAAGCATATGATGGTACGACGATTTCCCGCCCGTGGGGTCGTGTGCTGGGCGATGCTTCCGATGCCCAAAGTGTGTTCCGTAGCATCAGCGCGCTGGATGGCACCGTTCTTGCCACTCGTTACGTGGATGTCGTCACTCGTAAGAGCGGTGATGGTTCCGCGCGTGCGGCTACCGGTGGCCGTATCAGCGGGCCGGGTACTGGCACGTCCGATTCGATTCCCATGTGGCTGTCGAACGGTGAGCATGTGATCAGGGCTGCGTCCGCGAGCAAGCTTGATCGTACTGTCGGCCCGAATTTCCTGAACGTGTTGAACGCGACCGGTGACCTGGACAGGGCGGTGTCGCAGGCTCGCACGTCGTATGCGCGTAGTGCGGTTGATATGAGTCGTAGCGCGTATGCGGCTGGCGGGCGTGTGGAGAAGATGATGTCCGGCTTGTATGAGGTCAACGTTCAGGTTCCCGCAAGAACTGGAACGACTGTCAATCAGACGTTCAACACGAAGGTTGTCAGGAGTAATGATGACTTGTATGTTGCCGCGCCGATATTGCATCGTAATGCTTTGGCTGAGGCTAGGAGGTATCAGCGTTGAGTTTTGATCTTCCCGAGCTTGTCGAACTGTCGAATGGTAGTGAAACGCTCACGTTCGATGGTGGTAGTGGTGTGAGTCCCGATGATGATGTTCTTCTGATTGGGGAGGATGGTGTCGAGGGATGGTTTGAGTCGCCGGATGATAAGACGGTGATGAGCGAGCGGGGTCAGGGTGATGGCGCGCATGATGTGTGGGCGTCGGATATTCTGTATTCGGCTCGCGTGTTGACGTTGCATTTCATCGTGTCGGCTCATGACCGGCAGGGTGTTGTCCGGCTTCTCAATAAGGTTCGTCGCGTGTGTGCCCACAGTAGGGTGCGGTTTCGGCTTCGTGATGCTGGCTACGACTGTTATGCGACTGGTAGGGCGACTGTGAAGGCGTCCGCGAAGTATGCTCAGGATGGATGGTTGGAGGATTGCACGTTGACTGTGACGTGCGAGCGGCCTGAGATTCTGAGCATGGACGAGTATACGTGCCAGTTGAGCGCGATGCACGTTTCCGGTGGGGCTGTCGGATTGCGGTATGGGCCGGGCTATTGGACGGAATGGGAGGGGGCACGTAACGCTTCCCCGAGTCTGATGCATACTGAGTCGAATATTGGTTTGCGTGGATTGGCTTACCCGTTGAATTATGGGTTGAAATTGGATGGCGTCGGGTCGAACGTCGGATTGTTGTACAATCGCGGCACTTCCCGCGCATATCCGACGTTCATCGTGCATGGTCCTATGGATGGCGTGCGTTTGGATTTTCCGGGAACCCAACAGTCGATTGTGTGCGATCAGACGGTGCGTGATGTGCCGTTGGTTTTGGATTGTCGGAGTCGTACCGCCCAGTTGGGTGGCCAGGATGCGAGTCGGCAATTGTCCCGGCGTGGTTTTCCGACGATTCCGGCTGGTGGTTCGCTTCGTGTGGTCTTGTCGAATCTTGGTAATGGTTTCGTTGATTGCAGTGTGCGCGACACCTATATGTAAGGAGTTTGAATGAGCACGGTTGCTTTGGGAGTGTCACCGGATACGAATGGTGTTGGTGTGACTCCGCTTGTGCATCGTCGTATTTTGGGTGCCCAGTGGGCTAATACGGGTTTGGTTGACGGGTTGAACGTGACAGGCCGGAGTGACCTGCGGTATAACGTTAGCGCTGGTGTTGCCGTGTGTTCGCGTGGGTCGGCTGATGGTAAGACGTTGGCTTATTTCGAGGGTGGTCAGACTCCCGCCGTGGCGGCTGGCGACCCTTCCAATCCGCGTATCGACATCGTATGGATTCAAGCCCATAATCTGATGGAGTACAAGGATTCGGACAATTACGTGACGGTGGGCGTCACTCAGGGTTCTCCTTCGGCTAGTTTGGCTGAGCCGACCATTCCGGCTGGCGCGACGATGTTGAGGAAGATGAAGATGCCAGCCGGAGCCTCTTCCACCGCTTCAGCGGTTCAAATGTGGAGCGCCGACTATGCGATACCGTATGGCGCGAGTCTCGGCAAGATTGGCGAGAATTGGGATCGGCGTGACATGACCGGCGATTCGACGGTGGGGAGATACTATTTCGAGCAGGAGATCGAGTTCAGTCTTCCATCTGACCGCATGTTGGAACTGTCGTTCAAATGCAACCTCAGCTCGGCCGGTGCGACTTCGTGGTCTGACATGTCGCATCGCACGGAATGGGCGGTAGGCTTTCAGATCGATGGCAAGGATCTGGACCACTCGTGCGCGAACTTCGTTTCCTATGGTGCGTGGGAGACGCACGAGACCAGTTACGTGACGGCGGTGAACAAGGGTCACCACACGGCGCGCCTGCGCACGTGGCTTCAGTACGGCAACGCGCCGGTGTTCCACTACAACGCTTCGCAGGGTGACAATAACGCCCTGTGGTGCGGCAGGCGATTCATCATCTGGGACAGGGGGCAGGTGGTCTGATGGCGTGGAACGCGTTCCTGTATGACACGCTTACTGGGCAGATCGCGCAGAGCATCGACGTTCCGTCGTTCTCATGGTCGATGACGGTCTCAGATTCGAGCTTCAGCACCACGAGCCAGCATGGCAAGGGCGTGGGCGATGACGAGCTGACCGGTTTGGAATTGCCGTGGAGTCAGATTCCGGGCACCACGCCCGCCGCGCGTGCAAGCGCGTTGCAGCCGTACAAGCGTGGCATCGCATTGTTCTGGAAAAGCACGCTCGATGACATAGCCTCGCTGGGTACGCCTGTATTGGCGGGGGCGTTGGGCGTGCGCACGTCCAGTTGGAACGATGTGAGCGTCCCCTACGTGTCGATGATGGGATTGCTGGAAGACCGGTATCTAGTGCATGAGGGTTCGTTTGGCATGGATGCTGGGCATACGTCCAGGAAATCGTATCGGTGGGAGAATCTGAGCTGGCGCGCTTTGGCGTGCGAGGTGATCCGCCAGTGCACTGAGGTGAAGCCTGGCGGTTCGTTGCCCATCGATCTGCCGTACTTGAACGAGACCGGCACGCATTCGCTGCCTTCGGATGGTTCGACGGATGATAAGAACGCGCCGAAGCAGAAAAGCAAGAAGCGTGTGAACACGGCGGACGGGTATGTGGAGACCGTGGTGGACGGGGATACGACCACCATCACGGAACAGCATGTGACCAGGAAGACGAAGCAGGTCACGGAGACCAAGCCGTATTCGTATACGACCCGCAAGGGCACGGTCACGAAGCAGCATACGACCACTAGGACCATCACCGTGGCGCAGACCACGGTGACGAAGAAGACAGTCACGAAGAACTACGCTGACTACAGCGAGCGGACCGTGACCACCACGACCACGGTGTATTCGTTCGACGGGAACGGCAAGCAGACAGGCAGCGCCACAAGTACGGATGGCCCGCATAAGACGATACTGCCCCGTCAGACCGTCGCGGAATACAAGGACTTCAACATCTCGAACCACCGCTGCTCGGATATTCTCAAGAGCATCGCCAACAGCGATGACGGTCCCGATATGCAGTTCCGCCCCTATCTGTCGGATTCACAGCACATCCGGTTCCGGTTCCTCGCCGGTTCTGACGGCGACGTGTACCTGAATCAGGACAAGCGCCTGTCGTTGTCGTGCTCGCCATCCGGGGGAACGTTGGAGAACGTGAAGATAGACCGAGCCGCACCGTTCATGCGCGTGTACGCCACCGGAGCGGGCACCGACTCGGGCACGATGTGCTGCCAGAGCGAGGATCTGACTCTGGTGAACCGTGAGGACCCGTACCCGCTGCGTGAGACCACGGTCAGCAGCACCGATTCTAAGACCTACGAACTGCTGGCGTCCACGGCCAACGGGTTGTTGAACGCGAACCGCAAGCCCTTGATGCAATTGTCCGGTGAGATCAACGTTGACGATAGTGATGCGATGGGATTGCCGTTGCATCCGCTTGGGAGTTTCTGGCCGGGGGAGATGTTCGATATTGCGATTGACGGTTTCCCCGACTTGCCGGATGGCGTGTATCCGATGCGTTTGATGCAGATGAGCGGTGATGAGACTGGCAAGGTGACTGTGAAGTTCGACCCTGTGGCTGACCCGACCGCCTGAATTTTTCATGACCCCACGTTTTCGTGGGGTTTTCTTGTATGACACCCCACGTTTCTCGTGGGGTTTTCTGTTTTTGGAGTGTGCGTAGTGGCAGACCATGTTGAACTCAGGCCGGATGACGCATCCCTTCCGTTGACGTTGGCTGACATAGCGTTGCGGAACAGCAACATGCGGTTGACGTATCTTTCCGGCACCATCGCGGTCGATAACGGGGATGGGACGCAGACTTGGATCGGCGGCTCCGATTCGGGCGAAGCATTGCCGGGTTGTAACGGCATCATCCCGTGGGTTGGTGACACGACTCCTCCCGGACGTCCCAACGGTATCAGCGCCGTGTGCAGGACGGAATGCGTGTTCGTCCAATGGGATGGCACGTTGGAGGGTGGTATTCCAGCCGACTTCGACCATGTTGAATTGTTCGCGAAGCCGGATAGTACCGGTGAATCGTTGGATTTGGGCCAGTTGCGTGGTAAGGGCGAGCTTGCGACCGGCGTGCTGCCGGTCGGTGACGTGGTTGAGGTGTGGGCCATAGCCTATGACAACGCTCATGACGAGAATGGTGTGTCCAAGCCGAACGCCTCGCAGGAGTCGGAACATGCGACCGTCATCATCGCGCCCATCGTTTCCCAGAAGGATTTGAATGACGCGGCTTCTGAGATTCTTGCTTCCGCGAAGGATGATGCCGCCGCTCAGGTGAAGAAGGTCAGTGACGGGTTGGATGCGGCCCGCAAGGACATCGACGCGAACACCGAAGCGGCAACCGCTTTAAAGAAGCAGCAGACCCAACTGCGTTCCGACTTGGATTCCGCGTCGAAGAAAATCGACGAGAACGCTCAGGGTGTTGGTGCCGTCAAGAAACAGCAGGATACCGCTGATGCGGCGTTGAAATCGTTGGGCAAGACCGTTGAGGATAACAAGGCCGCTCAGGATGCGATTAACGATCAGCAGGCTGAGACGAACAAGACGATTGCCGATAACAAGGCGGCTTTGGCTGATGCGTCGAAACAGTTGGAACAGGCGAAGGCTGATATCAAGGCTGGCCGGTCTGATTTGGCGAAGGCTCAGGAGACTCTGGCCGACAATACGCAGAAACTGTCTCAGGCGCAGAAGGACATCCAAGCCACCAAGTCGGCTCAGGATGCCACTGCTAAAGAGCTTGCGTCTGCGAAAGCTGACATCAAGGCTAATCAGGATGGTCTGACCGCCGCGAACAAGACGATTGCCGATAACAAGGCGGCTTTGTCTCAGGCGCAGAAGGACATCCAAGCCACCAAGTCGGCTCAGGATGCGACCGCCAAGACGCTCGCTCAGGCGAAGTCTGACCTGTCTCAGGCCCAGAAGGACATCGCGCAGACCAAGACCGACCTGACCACGGCGAATGGCGAGATTTCGAAGGCCAAGGAGTCTGCGGCTCAAGCGTATGCGGAAGCGCACAGCAAGAATCACACTTTCCGTGGCCCCGACGAGCCGAAGGACAATCTGATCGTCGGCGACTTGTGGCTCAAGACGCAGAAGTATTGGACGCGCTGGCAGGGCGAGAAGAATAACTCGCCGTCTCTGCTTGCCGACTTCTACACCTACTGGCAGGGTGAGCCTAATAACAGTCCGTCCGTGCTCGTGCCGCTCGCTGACCGCGTGATCGACACGCTTGTCTGGGATGGCTCCACGTGGAATCATCTCGGCTATGCCGACGTGGAGAACAATGCGAAGCAGATCGAGCAGGCGAAGCTCGACATTGCGGACAATGCTGCGAAGACCACGGACGCTCGGAAGGCTGCCGAGAATGCTGCCGCCGCCGCGAAGACCGCTCAAGGCACCGCCGACAGTGCGACTGGCGCGGCGAAGACCGCGCAGGATACGGCTAATGCGGCTCAGACGGCGGCGAAGAGCGCGACAGCGACTGCCGGTCAGGCTAAGAGTGCTGCCGATGCGGCGCAGACCGCCGCCGAAACCGCCAAGAAGACCGCGACCAATGCGGAAACATTGGCTGACACGGCGAACAAGTCGGCCAGTGCGGCCAAGTCTGACGCGGCTTCCGCCAAATCGGATGCGTCCACGGCGAAATCGGATGCCGCCAATGCGAAGACCGCCGCCGCCAATGCGTCGAGTGTGGCGACCCAGGCCAAGGCTACGGCTGACAGTGCGGCCCAGTCCGCGACTGATGCGGCGACCGCCGCTCGGAAGGCGAATGATGCCGCCGCCGCTGCCGCCGGTGTCGCGAACGGCAAGGCGGATGTGCTTATCCAATCGTCGGCTCCGGCCACGTCGATGCGCAAGGCTTCGACCTTGTGGATTGATACGACCGGTGGTGCGAACACGCCGAAACGGTGGAATGGCAGTGCTTGGACGGCTGTGACCGACAAGGCTGCGACTGATGCCGCGAACGCGGCTGTCAAAGCCAACAGTGCGGCGAAGACCGCGCAGGACACGGCGGACAAGGCCACCACCGCCGCCGCGAATGCCGCATCCCAAGCCAATCAGGCCGAAGCCGCCGCGAAAAAGGCCCAGACCACGGCTGACGGCAAGAATCTCATCTACCGTGGCCCCGACGAGCCGAATCATGATGGACTGAAACCGGGTGACATGTGGTGGCGCACCCAGAAGTATTGGACGCGCTGGCAGGGCGAGAAGAATAACTCGCCGTCTCTGCTTGCCGACTTCTACACCTACTGGACTGGTGAGCCGAACAATTCGCCTAGCGTGCTCGTGCCACTGTCTGACCGCGTGATCGAGGTGTTGACTTGGGATGGTACCCGTTTCGAGCCGTTCGATCTCGTGGCGAACAATGTTCTCGCTGCTGGCACGGTTGGGGCGAAAACCATCGCCGCAAACGCGATCACCGCCGAGAAATTGGCCGTGAATGCTGTGACCGCCGATAAGATCGCCGCCAACTCAGTGACCACCGAGAAGCTGGTGGCTGACGCTGTGACCGCCGCCAAACTGGCCGCAAATTCGGTGCAGGCGCGGAATCTCACCGCCTTGTCGGTCACGACCGACAAGCTCGCTGCCAATTCGGTCACTACCGGCAAGCTGAAGGTCACGGAGGATATGACCGTCGCACTGCTCAACGTCCACAAGATTCAAGCGGGCGACATTGTGTCCGGTGCCGTGACCGCGGACAAGCTGGCCGCCACTGCCGTGACCGCGGACAAGCTGGCCGCGAACAGTGTGACGGCTGGCAAGGTGCAGGCCGGTGCCATCGGCACTGACAAGGTGGCGGCGAACGCGATCACGACGGCGAAGCTCAATGTTACCGAGGACATGATGGTGGCCTTGCTCAAGGCTCACCAGATTCAGGCCGGTGACATCACGGCCAACGCGGTCACGTCCGACAAGATTGCCGCAAACGCCATCGGCACGGACAAATTGGCAGCTAATGCGGTCACTTCGGACAAGATTGTGGCCAACGCGATTACCTCTGACAAGATTCTCGCCAATTCGGTCACTACCGGCAAGCTGAAGGTCACGGAGGATATGACCGTCGCCTTGCTGAAGGCCCATAAGATTCAGGCCGGCGAGCTTGACGCCAATAGCGTGACCGGTCAGAACATCAGGGCCGACGCCTTGTATGGCAAGACGATTCAGGGTGGTGTGTTCCGCACGTCCGATGGGCGTATGGTCATCAATGATGCCGGTATCGTGGCGAAGTCCAAGACGAGTCGGAAACGTCAAGCGTATTACACGTATTGGCAGGGTGAGCCGAACAACAGTCCCAGTGTTTTGGTGACTGTTGATTTGGATGCGGATGAGACGTTCGTGTTGGATTCGCAGTCTGGCACGGTCGCCTTGTGTGGTGAGATTCTTTCCGGTTCCACGATCAGTGGCACGTCGATTGTCGGTAGCGAGTTCCGTACCGCTAATTCGCGCATGTTGTTGAACGATAGTGGCTTGGTGTTGCGGAACGTGCAGGGCAAGGCCACTGTCACGTTGGATGCCGCTTCAGGTAACGCGACATTCACTGGCACCGTGACCGGTTCCACGATCACTGGCGGCACGGTTTCCGGCGCTGTCATCACGGGTAGCGCGTTCACGTCTCCGGATGGGAAGACGAAACTGAACTCTTCAGGATTCTACGTGGGCGACAAGCTGGCCTATGATGCTAAGACTGGCTTGCTGTCGTTGAAGGGTAGCATCCAGTCGGGTTCCGATTTGAGTGGCGTGACCGTGACCGGTTCCACGATTCAAACGTCAAGCGCGGCGAATCGTGGGTTGAAGCTCACTTCCGGTGGCCTCGTCGCCTACGACGGGAATGGTAATGCGAAGTTCACGTTGAAGTCTGACGGCACCATTCAGATGAATGGCGCGTTGATGACGAACGGCAAGCTGACCGCCGCCACGTTGGAGGGTGGCACGATCACCGGTGGCACGATCACTGGTGGAACGATTCAGTCGAGTACCGCCGCCAATACCGGCTTCAAACTGACTGGTGGAGCGTTGGACTTCTATGACAAGTCGAACAATCGAACCGTCCATTTGAACGGTACCGATAATCTGCTTTCCGGCACGTTCCAGACCCGCACGAGCGGTCATCGCGTGCGCATCAGCCCGGACTACCAGTCGTACATCATCGGAGGTTCGGAGACTTTTACCGGCGACGGATTGGAATTCCCAGCCTACAACGGTTCCACCGCCTACTACAGTCATCCGACGGTCGCGTCCGCCATCCAGTCGAATCAGGTCGGCTCGATGAGCGAATTGGACTTGTGGAGCGGACACATCACGAAGAACGATCCGGCCGCCTTCCTGCGACTCCAGTCCAAGCCACGCAAGAGGGGCGGCACCGGCAGCGGCGGCGTCACATCCACTGTGAAGGCAACGGCGAACACGAATTACGACGAGCCCGACATGAGCAAAAAAAGCAGCGCAACGCTCACTTTAACCGGCGACAGTGCGAACGGTTCGGAGTTCTGGCTCCACGCGCAAGACGCGAACGGTTATGTCGGAATCGGAGCGAACATCGCGACCGGATACCTGTCGTTCGGTGGCTTTCTCAGCGGCATCACGAACCGTCAGACCTTCCAGTCCACTGCCGCGTGGAAGGCATGGTGGCCGAATCCCGGCCAGCGCATCGCGACCGGCGCAGCGGCGCAGGTCACCTGCACGCTCAGTCCGGCGAAATACGGCCGCTATTTCGTGGTCGCGAACGCGGATTCGGAATGGGCCGGCATCATCGCACATCCGTGCAATACGGGCGGGCAGAGCGGCTTCACAATGAAACTGTATAACGCCGACCAGCCGTGCCCCGTCGACGTGTATGCGGAATACCTCGCCTATCTGGTCAAATGATTGGAGGAAATCTTGTCAGCGACTTTTGAAATGGATGCGAACGGATTGTGCATCATCCGATGCGACCCGCCGGTGAACGGGTCGGACAGTTTCGTATTCCAGCCCGATGTGATCGTCTCGTGGAAGGCGCTGCTCGGCCTTGCTTCGACCCGTGAGGCGATCGCGGCGATCATGCAGGGCAGGGAGGATACGAGCCGATACGACCCGAAGACCGGCAGGGGCGTGTGGACCGGAGCGTTCGAAGCGTTGGAATCGGCTTTAACGGATTCCGCGACCAGTGTGAGCATGCTTTCCGCCGATGGGGAAGTGTTGGACGATCCGCTGACAGCCGCACGCAATGAGACGCGCGCAGGGATGCGATTGCCTGTCATGTCGAATGAGACCGACGCGCGAATGCGTGCCGCATTGACCTCGGATGCTTCCGGCGTGGAAGCGTCGAGTGGCATCGACGTGGCCTGTACGCGGGATGTAGACGGATTGGATGATTTCCTCTCGGACGAATCCAGTCAGGCGATGCTGGATGAATGCGAGGAACGGTTCTTCGCGTCGCTCATGCCAAGACAAAGCCAACAGAATTAAGGAGATTGATCATGGCTGATGAAAACAATGAGAATGCGACCACGGCGGACAAGATCACGGCCAACAGCGTGACGACCGCGAAGCTGACGGCCGACGCTGTGACGGCGGACAAATTGACCGTGGACAGCGTGCAGGCGGGGAACATCACCGCTCTTGCCGGCACGGCCGGCAAGGACGATTCCGACGTGTCGGCTTCCGGAGTGCTTGACCTGCGTCCGCCGTCCGCGAGCCTGAAGGCGGAACTGTGCCGCCTGGGACTCGAATATTCCAGCACTGACGCGGCGGGCGTGGAATCATGGCGCGACTACCAGCGCGGCGTGCTCGCCACATTCGACGGGACGGGGGCCAATGTCACGATCGCGGACGTGAAGACTAACCTGTCCGCCACCTTGTCTTTGGCCGAGGTGCGGAAGGTTACGCGCATCGACACGATGACCACAGCCGACTAATCCGGCATTCCACATTTTTCAACCCCCTGCAATCCAATCGGATTGTGGGAGTTCCGCATTAAAAGGAGACTTATTTTGAATCAGATTCCAGCCGACGCGAACGACGTCATCGACACGCTCTCCGCGCAAATCGGCACTCTCAACAAACAAATCGCAATACTGAACAGCCAACTCGCGGCGGCCATGAAACTGATTCCGCAGGATGTGCGCGACGCAACCAAGGGGGTGGATGATGACAGTGAGGATTAACTGGTTCCCGGACCCGAATCTGGCTAACACCATTTTCAAATGCATACCAATAAAATGCACTGTGGATTTTCCGACCGTCGGCGGCTTCCGGTGGCTGCGTGCCACGACCAGCAGTGGTGGTGACGTATACGCGCAATACGAGCTCACAGGAGTGAATCTTCCACCGGCCGGCGCGTATCACATTCACGCAGTCTGCTATGCGCAAGGCACGGGCGCGTTGTTCCGCGTCTATGCGGGCGTCGGCAACGGATTCACCATCCTGTACGAGACCGGTGTCGCAGACAATCAGACGAAGATTATTGACGCGGACATCACGATTCCGGCCGGCACGACGCAATTGCTGATCCGTGTCATTCCACCGTCCACGGTCGGAAAATTCATACTGATTCGCGACATCCTCCTCGAATCCAAGTCCACTTACGACACTGCCATTGGGGGGGGGGCTTCCGGGCTTCTTCACGGGGGACACGATGCCGCTCGCATAGGAGCGTCCGTCGGGCGGGTGATGCCCGATGAGGGTCACGAACCGATGCACGAGCCCAACCTCGACCATCACCTTGAGAGCAAACGCGTGGAGGCCCATCACGACCGTTCCGAGCGTGATGGGCATGAACTATTGGGTCAGCGTCTATGTGAACGTCACCGGCGGCACCATCCGGATAGAAGGAACGAATGCCGACATCAGCAAAAGCCAACGTATCCATTACTCGATGGTCATCAACAATACCGGTCCGGTATCAATGTGTTATCGCGTCAAGTCAGGCAGTCCGACCGTCACCGTGACAGACATGCTCTTATGCTCGTTCGACGAGTATCAGGCGAACAAGGCTGTGCTCGACAGCCTCCAATATTTCACCGGGGATACGATGCCGCTAGCCTAACCCTCACGGGGGTGGTGGCATGAGCCCGATCACCAACTATTGGCCAGACCCGCGTTTCCGCGACATCGGCAAGCTCGGCATGCACGGCTGCACCATCGTCAACGCGAACGGCCTGTACGACCCGGCGAGTCAATCATGGCCGGGCGTCACCATCAAAACGACAAACACAAACGGTACGGATAACTGGTGTGAGAGGACCGTCAGCCTGCCAGCGGGCGCGAGGCTCGTCATTGCATGCAGTTCGAACGGCAACGCTACCGACACGAACACCAGCATCAACTGCTGGAGCGCGACAAATAAGGTGGCGGAATGCCCTTTGAACGGTGGATCGAGCGACGAGTTCACCGTCCCGCCGCAAGGGTGGATAAAAGTCACCCTGAGAGCGGCAATGCATGTTGGCGAGAAGCGCACGGTCGTAAACCTGTTCATCGGCACCAAGGCCGACTACGAGGCTTTGATGCGGCTCACCGGCCATAGGTTCCTCGCTGGCGACTTAATGCCGATCGCATAGACCTTTCCTATTTTCCGATTGGAGGAAGTAATGTGTTACAAAATTTTCTAGCTGGTTTCGGGGGTGTGGGCGGCGCGTGCGCCCTCATCACCTTGCTGCTCAGGATATGGCCGGGCGCTTTGGATACGTTGGCGACCGGCCTGTACGCGCACGTCAGGCCGGAACGCCTGCCATACGATTCGCCGCTCTCGCAGCATTTCGCGAAAACGCGAATGCTCGGTGAGCGCACCGAAAAATTCGACGACCGTATGGACGAACTCTGCCGTGACACGATCAAAAACACGATCATCAGCCTGATCTACGGCGACCAGTCGCACGACCATTCGGAGGCCGTCCGATACGAGTTGGCGAAGCTCGAGAAATTGGACGCTCAGTGTTGGGTCGTCAACGCCGCCGAAAAATACTTGGAGGACCGGCAATGACGCATCTCACGATCGCGGGCGGCGCATACCTACTACTGCTCGCGTTAGTCCTCGTGTTCAATCATGGCGCACACATCGGCGGGGGTGACGGCGATGACGGCTAGCATGCTCGCGTTGACGTCCATGGCCGTCATGTTCGTCGCGCTGCTGCTTACGGTGGCGTGGCTGCTGTGGCATGGCCATGACGTGCCGGTATGGCTCGAATGCGTCGTGACGCTGCTTCTGGGCGCGTTCACGCTCGTCTGCGTCGTCCTGCTCATGCTGCCGCTCCTGCGACTGCTGGAGATGGCCGTCATGATGTGGACGCTCATCTGCTCGTAAAACCATCAAAAAAGGAGGAAAACATATGAAATCATGGGAGAATCTGGAGGCGGATGAGGATCTCATTCTCTCCACGCACATGACCAAGGGCCGTCAGGGATGCAAGGTCGACAAGATCGTTTTGCATCATAATGGCGGGAACCTGACCGGCAAGGGCTGCTACGACGTGTGGCAGACCCGTGAGGCTTCCGCGCACTATCAGGTAGCGGCGGACGGCAGGATCACGCAGCTCGTCTGGGATACCGATACAGCTTGGCATTCGGGTGACTGGGATGCGAATCTCACGTCCATCGGCGTGGAGCATGCGGATATCTCGTCCGACCCGTGGCGGATCTCCGACGCGACGTTGGACAATGGCGCGCATCTGGTGGCCGCGCTCTGCAAGCGTTACGGCCTCGGACGTCCGCAGTGGGGCGTCAACGTGTTCCCGCACAGCCATTTCTCCGCGACCGCCTGCCCGGCATCCATCGCAGGAGACCAGCGCGGCGCCTACGTGGCCAAGGCGCAGGAATGGTATGACAGGATGACCGGCACGACAGTGCCGACGCCCGCCGTACAGCCGACGCAGTCCGCCACGGAATCGTCCGCAAACGTGTTGCAGGGCACGTATCGTGTGGCCGTGGACGGGCTCAACGTGCGCGACCGTCCGAGTGTTTCCGGCAATGTGGTCGCCACCTATTCCAACGGACAGACCGTCAATCTGGATCATTGGGGCACCGTCGCGGACGGCTACATCTGGGGCCGTTACACGGCCTACAGCGGAGCCGTGCGCTACGTCGCGCTGGCTCCCGCGGACAAGTCAACCTGGTATCTCGTCAAAGCCTGAAAGGAAAGGTGGAATTAAATGGCTGAGCATGCAGAAAAGAACACTCTGGAGACAACCATCGCCAATCTCACCGACGAGCGCGGGGCCGGCACCGACACTGTGCAGTCCGACAGCGCATACACTCCCGTTTTCAGCAAGCAGGTGCGTACCGTCGTCTACGTGTTGGGCCTGATCGCATCGTGCGTCGGCCTCGGCTTCATGACCTTCGGAGACGCGGCTGTCGGCGGTTACATTTCGACCGTGGCCGGCTTCATCGCCAGCGGTCTCGGTGTCGCCTACAATCCGCTGCGCAACGCCTGACAGTGGAAACTCAACATCGCGCCGGAAACTCAACCTCGAGTGTGGAAAAATTTGCGGAATTATAGTGTCCGTGGAATTTTTTACACCCGTTTTTTAACATGTGCCCCTCTCTCAGCATTGCTGGGGGAGGGGCTTTTCTTGTTATTGGATTAGTGTATCGATGTTGTCAAGCGTAATGTACTTAACCAGTAATTCACCCCATTTGTCGGCTATCTCTTTCGTGTATACGGATGCCCGATAGATTATTTTGCCGTTTTTGGTGAGCGACACGTCACAAGTGGCATGGTTTTTCACCACTGCGAAGTTGCTGTTGTCGGAACTGTCAATCCACGAAAGTTTGCCTTCCCGCGCTAAACGCCACGCATATTTTTTCAGCTGGGCCACGATGTATTCGCAGAACTGGTCTTCGGTTATTTCAGCCTTCATTGTCGCCTAGCTTATACGAGTCGAGTTGCAGCGGCTTGTTCATCGTTTCCATCGCGGCCAACCGTTCCTTCAATCCGGCGTGACGGTAGTGTTCCACCATTAAGCGGCTGGAATGTCCAACAATCTCTTCCACTAATCCATAATCCACACCCATACTCATGAGTATGGTCACGACCGTATGGCGTGTTTCGTGGCGGCTACGATGTTCCGCATTGGGTACGCCCGCGTTCTCCAAGAGTTGACGGAAGTTTTCAAGGTCTTCCTCCGGTTCGATGGGCGTTCCGTCATCATGCCGGAACAACAATCCATACGGGTTCGGTATGTCATCGGTCGCTTCGAGATACGCTTCGAGCGTTTGAGCCAATGCCGGGATGATCGGCACTTTCCTGCCGCGCTTCGATTTCGGAGGGGTGAGACACCAGCGGCCTGTCAGTTCGATCATGTCGAAGCCGTCTGGAATGCGCCACCGCCATTGAGGACATGCTGCACCACGTCTGAACCCGCATGGGTAGACGCCATGCTTGTCTGGATTGCCGCATCCATGCTCTTTCTTCAGTTCTTCCAGTTTCCAGTTGACGGTGTATTCGCCGTATGGCACGCCGTTCATTTGGCCTAGTTCGAGGTCTTGGATGGATGCGCCGAGTATTTCGCCTGGACGCATACCCGTGCACAGTCTGAACCATTCCTTTGCGGCGTTTCTCACGCCTAGATCGTTGGCGGCTTTCAGGATGCGTTTCGCTTCATCCACGGTGAATGCGGTACGTTCGTTGGCTTCGTTCTTGCGACTGTCCACCAAACTGATGTCCTTGTCCTTCGGCGTGGGGACGCCGCCCATCGGGTTGGTTGGGAGGATGCGATCTGACACCGCTGATTTGCATATCTGGTTCAATGTGGTGTGGACTTGCTTGCGTAGGCTGAGGCTGGCTTTGATACGCTGTTCCTTGCCGTTGACTTTCTTGGTTATGCGTAGGCCGTTGACGATGCGGTCGCACGCTCCGCTGGTCAGGCTCGCCATTTTCTGCCGGTGGTATGGGAGCAGGTGTTTGCGGACGATGGTCCGGTAGTTGGCGAATGTTTTCGGGTCCGCGTCGCGTTGTCTGCGTTCGAGCCATTGTTCGGCGTATGCTCCGAGTGTGATGGAGCTGTTGTTGGCGCTGCCGAATCTGGCCCGTTCCTGTAGTAGTTCCGTCAGTCGCTTGTTGGCGTCAACGTATTTTTTGCAGCTGTATGTTTTGCCGTCAACCTTGAACTCGTAGCTGGTGTAGATTTTTACGGTTCCGTTGGCTAGTTTCTTCTGGCGTTCAACCCGATATGGGTAGACGATGCCGTTTCTTGCTTTGCGTACCATGATTACCTCCTTGCCTCTTTATATTCTCAGACATTCTCAGACTTCCATTTGACCCGCAAGTGATGGTCAAGTAACCCTCAAGTGAGGTTAAACCGTTGAAATAAAGCCGTTTTGCCCAATCGTTCCAAGGAGTATTCTATCAGACTTTCTAACTGTTAATCGGACGGTCACTGGTTCAAGCCCAGTCGCAGGAGCCATATGAAAGCCCTTGGAAATCAAGGGCTTTTTTGTTACTCCAACGAATCAAGCACGTCATCGATCAGCGTACGCTCGTGCGACCCATCGGCTTTGAGTCGAGGGAAACGTCGCAAGACGTTGGCGGGACTCGCGCCGGCCGCACGCGCCACATTCGATTTTGACTCGCCATGGGCCAAAGCCGTTTCCGCAAGACGATCCACCAGCGAGTCCGACACCTTGCGAATCTGCTCGGCAACCCACAGCTGCGCCAGCTCGGGGGAGAGCGCGTAATCGTCCTGCAATTCGCTTGACGCCTCCTGCACGGCCGCCCACAGCACCATAAAAGGCTTCTGATAGTACGTGATTCGATCGTGATCGGACTCGCCTTCCAGCTGCTGCAACGCTTTGCGCTGCGACGTGTTATCGCTCATGCGTTCCATCGTATGCCGCGACAT